GAATACGCCTTCAAATATCTTTCTTAATGTTTCGGATTCTTCTATTGCTGTTTTTATTCCTGCTGTGAAGCTTTCTAAACGCTCCAAAGCGTTGTAAATAATATCACTAAAATTAATATCTTCGAATACAGTAGCCCAGGCTTCTCTAGCTGCCGTTTGAAGAGCTATAATGCTTCCGGTAATATTGGTAATTGTTTGTGAAAGAAGAACTTGACCAGAACGTCTTCCCATTTTGGTAAGAAGATTGCCAAGATCCTCTTGAGCACTTTTTGCTTCGTCAGAAACATCTTGCAAAGCTTCAGAAAGAACATAAGCTTGCTCACGAGTAATACCCATATTTTTAAGCTCTTCATCTGACAAATGAGCAATATCATCTGCCAAAAGCTTATATCCAGCTCTATGGCCATCTTCTGCAAGTTTGTTAATTAGTTTCTGTGTTGTAGCGTAATCAAGATTCGCTTCAGTTAGTTTTCTTACTCGCTCTTCTCCATTACCATACGTTCCAAGCCATACATTATCGAATAATGTTTGTAAATGTTCTGTAATAGCTTCAACATCTTTAACACTACTTGAGTATTCGGTTAAGTTAAGTTTTGTCCAACTAATATATCTTTTAAGCATTCCGCCCAAATTGTTATATCTTTCGGACTCAATTTGCATAATATCGGCATTATGTGATATTGCATTACCTAATGTTCCATATTCTTTAATTAAACCAGCAATATCATACCCGCTATCTTTTAAATATGTCTCAAATTCTTTATTAAAACTATTAAAATCGGCACCTGCTCTTTTAAATAAACCCTTTAACTGAGTGTAATCATCATTAAATGCCCCAGAAAGAATATTATTTCTTGCATCACCGCTAGAAGCAAATATTTCCCAAAAATCGTTTGCTAAATTTGTCCAAGTTTCTTTTGCTTGGTCGTAATTTCCAAAAATCGTATCAAACGATTTCATCCATTTAGTTGAAACAGCGTCCTTAGTTGCCTCAACTGCTTCTCCAAAAGTTTTTGCTTCCTGAGCAGATCTTGCGGCCTTTATATAAATATCATCATAAATCTTAGACAACTTAGCATAAGCATCAGAAGCACTTTCAGCTTGACCTTCTTGGATCATTTGATAAGCCATTTCGGTATACTGATAAAACTTTCCAAAAGTCTGTTCCATAACCGAAGTATCGGCCCATCCTTCTTTTAATGTTTCACCAAAATTTCCAAGTTCTACAAGTGTTCCTTTTGATGTTTGACCAAATTCGTTTAATCTGCCAAGTTCAATAGCAGTGTCTATAAAAGCCTGCTTTAAATCTTTTGTCGCTACGCCGGCAAGTTCCAAAGACTTCCAGTCCATGTATTTCAATGAACCTGCGCCATAAGACTGATTTAAATTATAAATTGCTCTAGAAAATTCGTTTGTGGATTTACCTGCAAACGCGGTTGCATTGGCAATACCCATAATCATCGGCATTAAGTTTTCAACTTTACCACCAGAAGATGTCAGTTGTGCCAACGACTTGGTCATATCATTGAAACTATAAGAAGTTTCATCTGAGAACCACATTAATTTATCTAGTGAATCGTTTATTTCATCAATCGATTTACCAGTTGAGTTCACTAATGTCTGAACTGAAGCAATTTTGTCGTTATACTTATCCCATCCACTAGAAATATTGTCAATGGTTAACGACTTTACAAGTCTTTCGCCAGCCTGTTCAGCTCGAATTGCGATACTACTAAGAACATTTATTGCTACTCGTTCCATTTTAGAAAAGCCCTCGGTAACAGTTACCTGAGCTTTAATTAATGGGCTAAAATTTGTTTTTTCTGCAGCAGCGTTTACTCTTTTAAAACCCTCATCCGCATCTTTAAACTTCAAACTCTTTTCAAGTTTGTCTAATGAGGACATGGAAGTCTTTACATTCTTTTCAAATTCAGCATTATCAAACTGTAGAGTTACAACTCGTTCATCTATAGTTCTGCTCATTGACCAATCTCCTTCCATGCTTGATCGGTAAGCCTATCAAATACCGGTGCAATTGCCGGATTAATATAGTCTCTACCTTCCACCCATCCACCAGTTCCTGTTCCGTGGCCATATTGCAGAATAATGGCAATAGGAACATCTTTTTCGATATGAGAATTACAAAACTCTATTTTGATTCTTCCCTGTTCTTCAACAATCCTGTAATACCAGGATGCCATTGTTAAACCAGTGTCAATAGGAGTGGCTTCCATCAAAGCAGCAACACCTTCGTCGCCATATCTTTCAAGAGTTTGAATATTTATAGGCTTCTGCATTTTCTTTAAATAGTCTTTAGCCTTTTCAAATTTTCCTTTTGATGATACTTTAAACATTCCACCACTCCCATCGATTATCCTTTACTATGTAACTTTGCTCTTCTTGCCTTATTTAATGCCTTGTTTCGATTGTAAATCTCTTTGTTAGACATGTTTTTAGCAGGAGCGTTCTTAACTGCGCATACTCGGATTAAAGTCATCAATCTACTTAAATGCCATTTTTGACATTCAAATGGAATGTTATAGCTGACCATCCAATAGTAAATAATCTCTGCAGTGATTACCTCTTTTCCTCTTGGTTTATTCTTATCAACATCGCTAAATGTCGTGGCAGTCATTGAATCATTTATATATGCGTCAATCTTTGCCATTTCAATCGGAGGAATACAGTAATATATAATCGGATCTACATTCTGAGTTAAAGTCATACAACGAATGTAATCTATTTTTTCTTCTTTTGTTTTATCTTCCAATGAAAGATATGGCTTCTTCCATTTGGACTCCCACTTTGATAAAGAAACTAAAGAATGCTCAAGCGAAAGACAAATTTCACGATCAATATTTATGAATTCTTGTCTTTGCTCGTCAAACCATTCCCCTTTTGGAATAGTTATTTTAAGCATGATTATTCAGATTTAATTTTGTTTAATAATTGCTTAGTTTCTTCATCAACTTCGCCTTTTGCGATAAGCTCATTCGCTTGATCAGCAAGGCCTGCTGGTAACACTTTATTAATAAAATCTGCAGCAGCGTTGGAATCTGTGGCTAATTCGAGATAAATGTCAGAATATGCCTCAGTTGACATAAAATCTTCACGAATCTGATCATTCTTAATAAAGCGTCTGCCATCTTCGCTCTTGACACCGTACGCTTTAATAACTGTTTCTTTAAACAAGGCAATTAGAGCGTTTGTATCTTTGGCTTTAATAATCTTTTTAATGGTTTCTAATAAACCACCATCTTTCGAAAACTGCATATCCATTAATTCAGCTTTCGTAAAATTGAAGTAAAAATCCTCTGTTCTTTCTACTCCATTAAAATCTGTATAAGTGACTGTCTTTTTATACATTGTTCTCTCCTTTCATAAATAAAGGGCTGAATAGAAAACTAAACAGCCCTTCTCCATTTTGATTATTTGCTATTAAGCTAAAATTGTCTTAATCTCGTCTGGTAAAGGAAGTCTAGCTGTAGTTCCTTCGCTACCAGAAGCACCGTCAGTTCCGTAAAGAACATCCTCTAATGCTTTCATCTTTTCAGCAGTCAGCTTAGTAGAATCAACCTCAAGAGTGCAAGTCGGTTTGAATCCAGTTACTGGAACTGGTGTACAAGAAACTTCCCAAGACATTTCAACTGCTGACGGTGAGTCGTTTACAGTGTCATGAGTCTTTGCGGAAGGAGATGCCTTACAGCCATAAACAATGTGCAGTTTATAACCATAGTTATCACCCTGAGTATCATTACCGACAATTGTCCTATAACAGAAGCCAAACGGCTGACGAGCCTGCTGGCCGATAACAACACCCTTTGCATCGTTAGCAAGAAGTGATGCAGAACCATCGCATGCTTCAAATTCATCAGGATAAGTGTAAGCTCTAATTGTGCCGCCGTATTCTTCAGCTGAGAACATAGTGATGTAGTTAATATCATCTGCCCACAATTTGGTTGGTTCTGCACCTGAAGGATTTTCGTCAAAGCCTAAAAGACCATTCCAAGCGACGCCCTTAGAATAAACATTGCTGCTGTCAATCAGATAGAGAACTGCATTACGAGCACCAGTTTCGTATACTTTTTCGCCAATCTGATCCCAAACTAATTTGGCCATTTTATTCCTCCATTAAAAATATAAGTTAAACACATCATGATAAAGATTATCCGAAACAAAACGGCGATCATATGAACAGTATGGAAGCTCCAATAATTTGTCCACATAATCGTCGTTGTCCGGATTTCTATCAATTAATGTAATAGTATACTGATTTAAACCTTTATATGAGGTGTCATCAGCATAATCAATATCACGCGAAGCTCTTTCATAAACTATACACGGATACTTAAGTAAATGCTGCGCTGGAGATTGAAAATAAACGTTCTTATTACCTAAAATTTCCCTAAGAATTGGGGAAAGTTCAGTTCGGTTTCTCGCCATTCCACAAACCTCCTAACGACATAATTAATCTAGGATACTGAACTTCGATATCATTAATCTTCCATCTAGTACCCATAAATGTAACGTATTTCATTCGATAGAAATTTTCTCTAGCGTATGGATCGGCAATAAAGCTTATTTGGTTTGAAATGTTAAAGCCTTCGTTAATTTCAGTTGAAACTCCAGAAGTTTTGTAATTTCTCAGAACATCTCCATAGTAAGAACGTTCAATAATATGCTCCGTCCAAACATCAGGAGCTGTCTCTTCAGTAACTGCAAAGCCTATTTGCCCATACCATTTCGCCATTTTGAATTATTCCTTTCTATCGAATAATCGTTGACTAACCTTCGTTTGTACCGTCAGCTGCTTTCAGAACGATAGCAGAATGAGGAAGTACTAAAGCACCAGAGCAACGAGTTTCAATCAAATACTTCATCTTGTTGTAGTCGATATCGAAATCGTCGAACAGAGATACCTCACCGCCCTTGTTCATACCAACATTGTAGTCGTTCAGATCGAGAGCAACAGCGTAAACATCTTCTGGCATAACGCTAGTCGGAACCTTAACAACACGGTCAACAGACATAGCAGAAGCAACTTCGTTCATGCCCTTGTAAAGTCTCTGGCCAATCTTGTCTTCCATTAACAGAATGTCAGAAACGATATCAGTTCTAACGAATGCAGTGATGTTACCAGAACCCTCATAGTCATCAAGAGACTTAACCATCTGATTAGTAACAGCATGAGCTAATGTTTCACCTTCTGCTGGTGTAACGGTATATGCCATTGCATAAAGATTTTCTTCTGTATCCTTAACAACTGGGATAATGTTTTGTTCATTGATCTTATCAGGATCAGTAGTAGATCTGCCATCACCGAAAATATAAGCACGTGCCCTTTCTTCATCCAGCTTAATGCGCATTTCTTTCTTAACCCATGCGATCATATCGATATCAGTAATATCAATAACATCATCACGGTCAAAGCTCTGGAGCTTATAAATAGTCGTCGGATCAACTTTTCTCTTTAACAGCTTGAAGACTTCTTCAACCTTCTTAGTACCCTTGACATAACCTTTAGCTCTAGCAGTAGCCGGAGAAATGTCAGCGTGCATCATCTTGATCTTAGCAAACGGAGTCTTATGAACACCGTTGTTGATTACGGAAATCCATCCATTAGGAATGGTGTTTACAAACGGAATATCGTTTGAAACATTTCTGTATTCAGGTGCCAAGTAGTCAAGATGTTCTACACTGTGAACAAGAACTTCATCGCTGTTCAAGCCATGAGCTAATAAAGATTCCTTAACTGAACCGTATCTCTTTGCATCCTGTAAAGCTGTAAAAATTTCTTCGGTCATGCCATCGTTTTCGATGACTTCATCATTGTCAAATGCATTATGCTTCATTTCTTCATCCTCTTCTTCATCTTCAGCGCCAGCAGAAGCTAAAGCTTCGCCAACAAGGTATTCAGTAACTTTTCTCTGCTCCGGAGTCATTGAATCCAGGACATCCTGAACAGTCATATCTTCTTTTTTGTCTGCCATTTCTTTTTCCTCTCCATCTTCATTTGATTTAGCTTGTGGATCGTCAGCATGAGCAAGCTCTTCTTTAGGTTCTTCTTTTGCCTCTTCTTCTGATTTTTCTTCAACTTCTTCAGGATCATCGACAATTTCGATTTCATCAGATTTATCGCTATGCTCAACAAACAAATCTTCACCAGTATAAATTTCAGCGCCAACAGCTACAGGATCTTCGTCAGCACTGTGAGCCATGACATACTCGATTGAAGCTCCCGGATTTGCACCAGCAAGAACTAAGCTTACTTCTCTAATAACTCCATGCACTACATCGCCTTCAGCAGTTTGCTTTAACCCATTAGCGAAAATGGACAAACTCGCAATGTCACCATGCTGTAAAATTGCTTTAATTCTTTGTGATTTCGGAAGTTCATTAAAAAAGCCATATGCTTTAACACCTTCATCAGTGTTCTTTAGAAGCGCATGGCCCAAAATGTTATCCGGATCATTATGCTGGTGATTCCAAACAAGTGGAACTGTCAACCCATCACAATCTTTAAAAGCGTTGTGACGAATTGTTCTTCCATCGGAGCATTTTAAATCGTTTCTAGTGGCCCATCCCCAAAAATCGTATTTTTTCTTAGCCATTTTGAATTTTTCAACTCCTTCACTAAATTTCAGACACCGTTAATTCACTCAAGCTCTTTTCCTCAATCGGTTCTTCTTGTTCTGTTTGATCCACCTGAGGCTGTTCAGAGAATTCATCACCTATTCCTTCTTCATTTGTCATGTCTGGGAACTGCTCACCGCTTGCCTGGTTAATGTTCTTATTTCTAAGTTCATTAGCTCTAGGATCTGCAGAAGGCAATAAGCCAACAATCTGTCTAAACTCGTTAGAAGTCATGATTTCGTTTCTTGTGAACTTATCTGCTAACTCAGCAAGTTTAGATGTCGGGACAAGCTTGAATGGATCTCTAAAGAACGCTATTGACTGATGTTGTGTAATCGCGGTCTTTGTCAGAAACTTTCGTTTCATCTCGTCTGCAATAGCCGAAACAATAGGCTCAATAGTTCGCGAATAATAGTTAATCATCGTCTGTTCGTCTGCTGTGCCATCTAATATTGCCGTAGTGATCCCTAACTGCCCGTATAAGATGTTTGTCAAGTATTCAATACGTGATAAAAGATTGTTTTCCAAAGGACGATTCAGCTGAGTGATCTTTTCAGTAGCGTCAACATATGCTATGCCGTATTTACTTCCGGTAAGCTGCATTTCAATATCTTTTCGACGCTGTTCCGCTTGCTGCCTTTTTGTTTCAGTTTTAACTAAGTAAGGCAACTGAATAATCATATCCAGTTTGCCAGAGCCGCTTTGTTCATCAACGACATCCATCAACGTTAAAGTACGAATTAATCGCTGCAACGTTGAGTTTGGTTCGTTCATTATTGAATAAAGCGGATTTTCAATGATAGCAACGTTCTTCTTAGCGAACCATAATTCTTCATGGCCTCCAGTCCGATCGTTGTAAACATTGACCTTTACATTGTCGGGAGACCATCCAACGATCTTCCCGACACGTAAAGAGAGTATATCAAAAGACCCCTTATCAGGATCTATTGATGTATCAATTGGTACAATTGCTATTGTGCCTTCATCAAACATCGACATAACGACATCCTGAATAAAGGCCCTTCCAGTCTGATCTTTATTTGCTGAAATAGATAAGCAATCATTTAAACTTGAATCCATTTTGCTTACAAAATAGCCGTTAGCATCAAGTTTTACATGCTCGAATCTAATCTGCGCTACATCTAAAGCAATACGATTGTAAATAGACGTGACTATGGTCCTCTCGTTTCCACGAGATAATCTATGCCTATATGGATTATATGATGAATAGGAAACCTGACCATAGTCATACATATAAGGTTCAGGAGTCGGATCCCTATTCATGAAGGCATTCCATGCATGGATTAGCCTATCGCCGAATTTTGGCATTTAGGGCTTTACCTCCTCTTTTTACTTTTAGTTTGTAGAACCTAATTGACTAATAAGAGACTCAATTACTCGTCTCTCGCTTTCACTTTTGGCTCCATCCATCATGTTGCTCTCAAGTTGAGCAATCATTCTATCTTTTACACTATGACCGCTATAGCCTCTATCCATTGAATAATCATAAGATCTATCTGGATAATAATCGTGATATGAATTTCCGTTATTCATACTGTTATATCGTCCATAATACCTATTAGATCTCATATTATTCATAGAATATGAAGCATCTAAATCATGTTCTTCCACCATTTTGATTTTTTCTAAAAGGCAAACTGCTTTCGTTGCCATTTCTAATTCAGCAGGTGTAAGATCATTCTTTGCAGTAATTCTATCAAGCTCTTTTCCGACAAGTTTGCTGAGCTTTTCTAATGATTCATCCATTGTTCCACTCCTCCTTATCGGCTAACTACAAGATCAGGTCTTGTAAGAATAATATTTGCGTTCTCTACAAGAATAGACTGTGAACTAGTGTTCACAACAGAAACGTTTTCACAGCAGCCATTCCATACTTCAACATTAATAGCTCTACTAACATTGAAATACGCATTAGCTTCCGTTGGTGTAACTACCATTTCACTAGCCGGAATAATTGAACCATCGATAGATAAAGCTAAGGAAATTGGTTCAACTGTTCCACCTTCAGGAATGGCAATATTAGCGCCAAAGTCAACTAAATACTTGGCTTCTTGTTTCTTGCAACAGCAGCCACATCTATTCGGAATCCATCCGCTCAATAAAAAATTTCCAGAGCCATCTCTATGCCGGACAAATCCTCTAGCGCATGGCACTGGTGCGTCTGTAAAAACTACAACGCCCCCTTGAGCTACTGTCTGCGTGGCATTTGCACTGTATTCAGCCATATGCCACCTCCTAATTGCAGCCGCAGTTGCCCCAGCCAGAATTACAGCAATTTGGATTTGGTACAGTGTAAGCAGGGATCGGTGTAGGATTTAAATACTGCTCTAAAGCCTGAGTCTGAGCAGCATTATTAGCTAAAATCTGAGCTGTCTGAGCATTCTGAGATGCTGCAAGAGCCTGCATATTAAGCTGAGTCCTAAGCTGAGCAATTGTTTCGTTCTTCGCTTCGATTTCCTGCTGGCACATCTTATCAAGAATAGCCTGAGTATTAGCTGTGTTAGATGCAATGACATCTCTAAGAGCATCGGTTAATGCGTTTCTATCAGCACAATTCTCTGTAGCAACAGTGTATTTAATATCAGCAAGATTAGACGTAATACCATTTAAAGCCTGAAGAGTATTCATATTGCCATTGCAACGTGAAACTTCGGCATTAGCAAATCCGGCAGAAACAGCAGAAGTGAGACCATTAATACCACTCATAACTGCCTGCTGATCAAAACCTTTTTGCATACCGCCATCTCCATATCCTCCGCGACCAAAAGTATTTCCGTTCATCATGAACAGGAATAATACTAAAAGCCACCAAGCTCCATCACCATTAAATCCAAAACCATTTCCGTTGTTACCGCCAGTTACAGCTGCAACATCTGCTGCAGATAAACCAGAACCGTAATCAGTAAGCGCCATAGTGCGAAATTTACCTCCTTAATAAATATCTTCTAATAATTTCGCCCAGTAATAAGATTTGCGATTTCTCTAAGCTGATTAAACTCTTGCTGAGTCATCTGGCCAGAATTAAGAAGCTCCTGCACCTTTTGCTGCGGGGTCATATTCTGATTCTGACTTTGATATTGCTGAGCAAAATCATTAAAATTCTTCATCAACTGGCCTAAATTATTTAACATCGGATTTATCATTTAAAGGTCCTTTCTTAGCTTTATAAAGCTGATTTCTAATTCCTTGAAATTGATTATCCAAGTATGTTTTTAGGTCATCAAGTTCCTTCTTAGTTACAAAGTAACTTTCAGAACTAACAGCCTCAACTTTTGGTGTTGTCTCAGTGAATGAGAATGACCTTAAAGGTTGAGGAGTGCCATTAGCAGCTGTTGATTTGATCCAAAATTGATTGGAATTCAAGTCCATTAAATACACGGTATTTCCTGCCGCAACCGGATAGTTGTTTGCTCCTGCTTCTCCGCTTACAAAAACGATAGTTGGTGGAACAGAATTATACGGTTGGAAACCACTAGTATTTAAGTTAGTACTGCCATAGGCATTAGGTGTTGGCTGAGTATAATTTGGATTATAATAAGCCATTTTTTATCTCTCCTTTCTCCAATAATAAATAGGAACTTCATCTCCGGAATCCCATGCATCATAGTAAAAACCATCTTTTACAGCCACTACATGCTCTCCTGTGGCCAAAAGAAAAGTTCCGTTTGGATTATCCTCACAGAACTGTTTTACTGTGTAACAATCTGGACAGGTATTTGAAATATTAAATCTCATATACCCTTTTGATTTAAGATACGATCCCCATACATTATTAGCTGACGGCATATCTTTCATCTCAAATCCTTTTAGCATAACTTCGGTATATGTCTTATCCCAAGATAAATCTAGTAATTTAGATAATCCTCGAATAACACAATCACCAACTTTTATGCCTTTTGGATTTGGATTATAGAATACAAATCTCTCCATTTTGATTATTTCTATTTTCTATTTGGATCATACGGTAATTGAGGCAATGGTGTTTGATAAAAACCAGCTACAAAATCGTTGACCCATTCTTCATTCTTAACTTTGAATTCAGCATCAACAACTTCAGGACCTTTTGCATCATTCGAATTTGGTTTTACTTTCTTTTTTGTTTTTTCAGATCCTTTGACAAACTCTGCTTTTGGTCCAGACGAAGAAGGTTCATCGTCATCATCTAGCATAAAGCTTTTAATAAAATCTTTAGCTTTATTACTTTTTTTATTATCGGATCCTTCTTTTTTGTTTTTGTCTTTATTACTGTCATTTGCAACGTTTCGATCATATTGATCTTTTTGCTGTTTTGCAGTATTAATATTTTTCCAATACTCTGCCTCTTTTTTAGCTTGTTCATATTTATCTGGTTCAGATTTATTCATATTTTGAACCATTGCGTCAATAAGCTTTTTACCTGCATCCTGAGCCATAGGCATAACAACCTTATCCATCATAAGCTTTGCAAACTGTTCACCTTTTGAAAGAGGTTTTGGATCCAACTGGTTCACACTATTTCTGAGTTTTGCTGCAGTTTCCTCATTTCGCATACGCTCGATATACTTCTGAAGCTGTTTATCAGTTAATTCATTAATAGGCTTTTCTCTTGGTGATTTATTCTTTTTAGCTTTTGCAGCAGCTTGAGCGGCCTTTACTTTTCGATCGTATTCCTTACGCTCTGCTCGAGTACGTTTAACGTATTTACCGTTTTCATCAAGACGATAACGTCTTTTGCCTTCTGCGGTAAGAGTCCCATCAGCATTCTGATATCGTCTTACACCCCATTTCATTCCGAGGATCCCATGATGGTATAACTCGTCATTTGTTAAATAATACTCCATTTTAGGTCCTCCTTATTCAATCATTTTTTATTCTTGTTCAGGACAACTGAATCATGACCTTTTTCAGAATCTTTAATATTTGCTAACGTTACTGAAGTTTTATGTCCTATATATGCTGATCCAGCTAAACAAACCGCTGCCGGAACAAGTCCAGCTGCTGCTCCAAGAGCAGTCGCTAAACCTTCGATAGCAACTGGTGACGCCATATATGCAGCGTTAGCTAATATCGGTGATAATCCGCCAAAAGCAGATGCCAACATTCCTAAAGCCGATGAACCAACCGCACCTTTCGTGGCTACTGCCCTTGATGCATTAGCTTTTCCGCCGTAAAGATCGATATACGTATCAGCAGTTGCTTTTTCTTTTTCTGTCTTGGCACGTCTTTTTTTACCAGCTTCTGTATAAGTACCGTCTTCATTCTGGTAACGACGAATGCCCCATTTCATACCTTGTATACCATGATGATAGAGTTCATATTCTGCCATTTTGAAATTCTCCTATCTGATATCTGATAATTTCTTCTGATACTGGCCGTTAATAAACTGAGATCCGGCGTATACTGAATCTGGAGCAAACTTAGCAATCTTGCGAGAATACTTATTAATCAAAGACTGAGCACGTCTAATCTTGGCAGCATTCTTAAGAGTACTATTCTGCATTTTATCTGCTTTTGCATTAAGCCGATCAGCTTTCAAACTTAATTTAGCTCTCTTAGCATCACTCATAAACCATGAATTTAAAGCACGATTTTTAAGTTTTGCTGCTTTAGCTCTTTTCTTCTCAGCTCTTAAATATTTTCCAGATTGCCTATCAACCTTGGCCTGCCATTTCTCAATTTTTCTCTGTTGTTTTTCAATTTTGCCTGTTAATTTGGCGTAACGTTTTTTACCTTCTTCAGTCAGAGAACCGTCTTCATTCTGATAACGTCGAATCCCCCACTTCATTCCTTTAATTCCAGAATGGTAAAGTTCGTATCCGCCATAAGCAGTCATATAATAATTCTGCATAGCATACCTCCGTAAAACTACTTATTCGCCATATTTTTTATTAAAATAATCATTTACTGCTTTTTTAGCAGCTTTCTGAGACTTTGAATACGCATTTGCTAGGTCATGCTTATTAGCATTTTTTATTCGATTAAACACAGTACCGTATTTTTTCTCTGTTCTAGGTTTAGCCCTCTTAGCACTCGGCATTGGTTTTGGTGTTTTTACAGGACTAGTTACATCAACATTAGCACCAGCTTTTTTACGCTTATATGTAGCTACTGCTTTCTTTGCTTGCTTTTTTACCCAGGAAGCACCCTTTTTTACTGCTTTTGCAGCTTCTGTTCCTACCTGTTCAATCTGGCCCATTGGCGTCTTATCATACGCAGCTTTCTTTTTGTCGTAATCTTTCTTAGCCAAAGTGTATTTGGCTTTTAAAGTGCTAGTTTCTCCAAGAGCAGTTTTTTTACTTTTTAATGCGTCTTCATAACTATTTTTAGCAAAAGCAAGTCTAAGACCAGACTTTGTTAATTCGTCAGCTTCATCTGAGCCAAACCAATCACCAAAATCGGAATAGCCTTCTTTAGACTTAGATGCACCGTTATTTCCATAAAAATACCGTACTTTACCGTTAATAGTTTTCTTGGAAACATACTTATGGTTCTTCCAGCCAGATCCTTTTGCGGAATGATACAATTCATATGCCATAAATAATTACCTCTCCTCAAATGATTTTCTTTCCGGTTTTATACTGTTCTAAAGGAATATCAAACGGAAAGAATGCTTTGATTTCCTTTGTTACTTTGTTAATAGAAAAACTCCTATTTAAAGGACCTTCATCTTGATGCTTGTTTACATAATCATTTGGTATTAAATTAAATACTAAAATATCACCATAGTCATAAGCAGAGTCAATTATGTATGACGGAAATGAATTATTAATTATTTCCTTGTATTCTTCCATGAACTCTTCCTTTCGTGTTCAATGGCGTTTATGTATTTAATAGATCCATTTTGATAAATCAACAGATAGCATAAACTGTTCTGCTTAAGATGGACCTTTATAAAAGTTTTGTACCTTGTAACTGCAAAATTGTTTAGTCTAAACTGACTAGCTAAACAGTCTAACGATAGTAACGCATAGTCATTATCCTTTGGGCAAGTTGTGTCGAATAGTTTATTCTTCACACATTTTAAAATACGTTCAGTAGGCTCTTCGTTATCTGTACGAAAATAATATAGTCTGTCTAAATAACCATAGTATTCACTTAAATGCCTGATCTTACTATGCTGGCAGTCTCTTAAAATTACTTTTCCATTTAATACTTCATAAATTAACGAATGAGCGCCACCAAAAGTCCACATTAAACTAATCTGTCCTCTTGCGTTGTTACCCTGACTAATTAGTTCTGCTTCTATATCAGAACAAGAATAATCAGAAGCACTCATATACCTATATCCTGGATACAATTCGTCAAAACGCTTCTGTTTCAATTCTTTATTGCTATAAAATGGAATAGCGTTTTTATGAGTCCACCAAGAATAGATCTCGAATATGCTATTAATACTAGAATCAATATCTGCATTATTATGATAATCGTCTGCTTCTACATCAAAGCCTCTTCTTCGAAGATCATATGCCGCTGAACAATAAGCACAATTAATAGTAAACGCTTGATCATCTTTCAGATAAGGATTAACTCGCTGCATATCGTCATTCATACTCATTGGAAATTGTTTTCGCTTAAGATCGGATAATTTAGCAGGATTATCCTCTGAAACTTGATTTAGCATTAATTGAATAGAGTTTTTCCAATTGATTAAAATATTTAACTCTTTTAATCCTTTACCGTTTGCAGTTAATTTCAGTCCTCTATTAATATTCGCTAAAAGTTTTGACTTACTGCTTTTCGGAGACCTGATAAACTCATTCATAAGAATTCATTACCCTAATGTTGTATTATGACTTGTTACCTTAATACGGCTATTATCCTTAGATTTTGTTTTTCTTCTCTTCTTAGCAAGTTTTTCAATAAAACTTTTTCCTTTAGAAGCTGATTTTTCAATTCCTTGTGCAATTCGTCCCTTATCCTTATAAACAGTTACATCATTTCCTGATCTAACTTGAATTGATGAGCTTAACCAGTTTTTACCGTTTCTTGTCTTAACGGTATAATGGACCATCTTTCCATTTTCACCTTTATAGTATTCATCGGTTTTCCGATACTGGTTCTGGCTAGCATTAGACATAGGACTATTTTTTACAGGATTATATACATAGACCCATTTACCATTCTTAAAAAATTTATTTATATATTTATGATTTGACCAACTAGATCCTTTAGCAGCATGAGCTAATTCTTCAGACCTATATAACTTATAACCCATAAATGGCCTCCTAAAAACTATCTTTGTTATGTTTAAACGCAACAAAAGCGTCAAGCATTGCTGCTACGCAGTCTATTTTCTGATCGGAACGTTTCTTATATAACTTCCGGTTTCCATTAGTATCTTCCAAAGTAATACAATTACCCATTGCAAAGTTCATGATTAATTCATCAAATAAAAGAAGCCTCTGTTCAGAAAGCTTCTTTAATTCTCCTAATGGGACTGATTCTGTTCTAGCACCCTGAATAACTTTTTCAACTCCAAATGGTCCATGCTCTGTTTCCCAACGCTCAACAAATTCTTTTGCATTATACGGGTCAAATCCAAAACAGTTAACATCGTAGCCATGAACATCTATGAATCTATCTAAGTCATCATAGACTTCCATCATGTCTAAAATTGTTCCATCCATGATCATCAGACTGCCTTCTTTGACAAAATCATCGTATTTACTCTTAAGCGCTGACGGTAATTTATCGTAAGTAAATGAGCTTATATAGTTTCTAGTCTTTACGCCAAAGGCGTCACCTCTAAGTGGAAACAAAAATGTAAACGCACAGAAGTCATCACCCTGAGACATATCTGCTCCAAGAGAACACTGCATTTTATCAAATGATCTAAAATGATGTGGCAAGGTTTCCTCGTATGGAAAGTAATATGTATAACCTTCCAAAGGGATTCCAAATCTCTTAGCCAGAATATCGTTTCTATTTGATGGAGATTTCTCAGCTCGTTCTTTATCCAACTGGTATGTTTCATAACTTACTGTAATACCAAGATTCGGATTCGCTTTAACCCACATAGCAGGATCATCAACCTCTTCAACAGAATCCAATCTGTAATACCAGATCGATACTCTCGGGTTGATGTAATCTCCTTTAAGTATGTCAATTAGCTCCATTTTGATAGTATCACCTGGGCCATTTCGAACTGTACCTTCCGAAGAAGTGGCAACAATCAAATAGTCGTTTACTTCTTCAATACCACCTTGCTCCTTAGTACAAGATTGCTCAATAGCACCAATGACGTCTTCCCTTGTATCTCCAGAGAGCCATTCATCGACTGTTGCGATCTTAACACGATAACCCTGAAGCTTATCACGGCTCATAGGTTTTACTTCAATCGTAGATCCAGTAATAAAATTCTGAATACCTTTCTTAGTAGAAGCAAGCTTTACTCTATCAGCCCTATTACCGGTTGTGTTTTGTAAAGATCCGTAGGTCATGAACTTGAACATAGGGCCTCTAGATCGATTAATAGCCGTTCGGATCGGAGATAGCACTTCATCAGCTTGAGCCATAGTTGGAGCTGTAACTGTTTGACCATTAGCACTACGATCACAGATCAGAAAATATGCCTGAAGAAAAGCTGCATACATAGATTTTGCAGCACCTCTGGCAATAATTAAATATTGTTTTGTAATTAGGCGTTTCTTAAAATATTTGCTAACATAGTGACCTCCTCGTCCGTTAGGATCTGGAACCCATACACTACGTTCAACAAAGTAATACCATCCAAAAATCTGTTCTGACCAAAGCTTAAATGTCTCAAGCATTTTAACATCGCCGCCATTTGTAAGAGTTAATTCATTCTCGCAAAAAGCAACAAAGCCATTCATTGCATCAGGATCATAGTAGACTCCTGGATTACTAATAAGATCATCGATACGGTTCATCTCCATAGCGATGTACTTATTAATTTTTGTCTCTCCTCTCATTACGGAATCTCTAAATCTACCGTAATATATCGGTACGGCAGTATTAGATAACGGCATTGGTTAGATCTCCCCTATCTCTCCAACATAATTTTGTGTAATAAAACCTCTCCACTCCAATTCATCAATAGTTTCTTTTAAAGCTGTTGCTAAAGTGGATGAAGTCGGCGGATCAAAAATAGATTTAGTTTTTAATCCTGCCCAAGTAATGAGAGTTCTTAAATTTATCGGCTGACCTTTAATTAAAATATCGGACCACTTAGATGTATTGTCTTTGATTGTGTGAGCTTCATCAGATAAGCCTTCCTGGTAGACAATAAATAGTACTGCATTAATAGCAATTATTAAATCTCTATCAAAGTCCGTATTTCTTCGATCAATTCCGATTACATCTTTAATCGAATCTAAAATACTTTGATCCATAATCTACCTCCTCCAAAGACAGGTATCATTAGGAGAACGGTCCACAAAAGACTTAGTGAAAATATCGTTCTCACTTCCATAGTGTATTAAATTATGTGTATCTAATTTTGTGGTGATCAAGTTTTCAGGATCAAATACCATTTGACTTCTTTGTAAAATATCCTCAACAGTGATCGGATTAATGTGATGAATAATTGCATTTTTATAGATCTCGTATCCTTCACATCCTAAATCACAGCCATTGTCTCTAAGAATAATCTTTCTCTTAACACTTTTCCATTCAGGACAATGGTAAAGTAACTGATTCAAATATCTCTCGTACCCAAACGTTTCTTTAGCAACACTCCCATGAAGAAGTAAGTATTCTAATCTTTCCTGAAAACTTTTTAGTTTAATTAATTCTGAATAACATCTAGAATAGTTCAACATCTTCGTTGTCCTCATCACTAGATGAATTTCCAGTATAAATTCCGAATGCTTGCATAGCTGCAGCGAAGAGTTCTTCGGAATGTTTTGCAGATTGTAGTGCTTGAGTTTTAGCAACAAGCAATTCGTTTTCTTTTCTAAGCTTCTCCAGCTCTAATTTGCTTTTTGTTGATCCCAATCTGAGAAAGTGGACCAATTCTTGTGATGATGCTGTATGATTACGGATCCTATACTCCACTTCATCTGCTGCAAGAGCTATAAGCTGGTTCTCACGACCCTCTTCTGTCTCAGCTGGACGTAGTTTTGGTATAGTTTCTTCTACGACTACACGCTTTTTAGCCATGATCTCACTTCCTTTCCTATCAGTTCTGTAATAGTTTCAATATACTTTAGTGTCATTTATGAGGCATTAAATACTTGGAGAGTAGATGCCAAGTCACAAAAACGAAGACACCTCGTGCGAAAGGAGAGTAGAGCCCTAACACGGTACTTAATACCTCGTAAATAACGCTAAAGAGTACCATGGAAAAGCGATTGGGTTTCCGAAAATATCAGCAAAAAATCCCGCCGGAGAATTTTTTGAGACCGCCGCGATGCAATAGGGGGTGGGGTTTTTATGACCCCCTCCCTATGCCTCAAAAAAGAAAGAATGATACAAACGTTTAACCAACAAACGATTTATAATTTTTATTTATGGCTTTTCTATAAATTCCAAGGAAATCGTTTGCAATGATCTCGTCTATAGCTCGTTCAATTTCTTCATTGTTTAGTTCATCGCTTAATTGTTCAGAAGTTTTTGCGATCCTTGCTAAATAACTACTCGAACAGTAACCTTTTAAATTGTCATAGATTAACCAATCACTGAATTGAGTGAATGGATCATATGGATTGTCAACAGTTGTTAATGCAAACTTCGCATTATTCTCGATCAAACTGTTTTCTTTTTTAATTTCTTCGGCATTCATCCTTGATTCTTTTTATTCTCCTTCCACTCATTCTTTAATAGCTTTAGCAATTGTACTAGAAGAAACTCCAAGAGCTGCCGCAATTTCTGCATTTGTTTTTCCACTTTGTGCCATAGCTTTTGCTCTACTCTTCATGGCGTCAGTCATTGTTTTTCTTGAACTCGGAGTAGCTCTCTCCCTTAACTTATCCGTGTCCGTATGGTCTAAAACTTTTCTTAAAGTGTTCGCATGCACTGCTCCAGCCTGGATAGCCTCCCATATTTCATCGGTAATGGTAATTTCATTCCTCTGGGCCCCTACCCTAGACCGTGCCTTGGTAAGCTCTATCTGTCTAAGTTTCTTCTTGTCTTCCTTCTTAATGTCTGGATTACTTTGAACCTTTGCTTTAAATGATACAGTAGCAATAACTTGAGCCTGTCTTTCTCTAGGTTTATTCTTAGTAGACAGATCTAACTGATTCTCTAGTTCTCGTACCTCGTTAGCGTATTTCTTTGCTGCATTACTACTATATTCAGATCCTTTTGTTTCATAACTAAGCTTTCTAGCCTGGTTAGCCATACTTTTCATTGTATTGGCATAGGAGGCATAAAGTTGTTCCATTGGAGAATTTCTATCTGAGATCAATGTTCTAGCATCATCTGTTTCAGCCATTTTTGTGCTTGGCTGCTTACGAGTTTTTTCTATTACCTTTACTTCCCCAGTCTTTTTATTAACCTTCTCTATAGTGTACCTAGCTTTAGGATCTTCTTTATATAATAATGCACCTTCTGGCTTAGATGGATCATAATCAGGACGACCTTTAATATTAACTCGAGGCTGGCCTCTTCTTCTAACTACATCTTTCTGAGACTTAGCCATTGAAATAAGAGTTGACGCGCCATATGCTTCTTTTCCATCTTCATCCAAATGAGCTTGATACTTCTTTTTAAGACGTTCAATCTCATTCTGAGCGTAGCTTGACTGGTAATCAAGTTTATGCTTTTCTGCATCAATAACAACCATTGAATGACGAACTGCTTTTGCTAATTCATCTTCTGTAGCGCCTTTAATAGTCATGTCTGTAATAAGGTTTGAAATACGACCCATTTCATTCTGAGTGTTCTTCATTACCTTGAATTCCAAACCTGCTTTATTAAAGTAATGCTTATTACCATTCTTATCTTCATAAGTCTTACTAGGATCGCAGCCATAAACCTCTTTTGGTTCGAAACCTTCTAAGCCTTTCAAAGACTTTCCGTTATTATTCTTGATTCTAATAGTGCTGTTTGTTGGGATAACCATAACAGTATCGCCATCAAAGTCAGCTCCAGAAAGCTTTTCTGCAACAGAAGCATTAATACCGACAGCATCTCTTGAGTTCTTGCCAATCATTGCAACGCCATCTTTCTGTTTATTATTAACAGTCAGAATTGGAATTTCGAATTGGCCACCATGTGGATAACGAACTAATGCTACCTGTTCACCATCTTTATAGTTAGGTGCATAGATTTCATTATCTTTCATTGACGGAATAGGTAAAATAACCTGGAACTTCTGTCTTGGTAAAGCTGCTGCTGTCAAATGAACAGCTGAAGAATCGCAGTCACTAGCAAATGAATCTAAGTAATACTTTTTAAGTGTATTATTTTCAAGACTCATAATATCTTTTAACTCTTCTTGTTTTTCAAGAACAGCTAAATTCAACTGTCTCTTTGCTAACTGAACTGTTTGCTTCGATAAGAACTGTGCCGAAAGTGTGTCTTTCCAGTTATCCCAGTCACCTTCATCAGCTCTTTTATTGATAAGACTAAGATGTTGTTTACCATCTTTACCGGTATAATAGCTTTGACCACCCTGTTCTTTATCTTTAATCAAAGAACCGAATGGATTATCTCTATCAATTTCACCAGTAATTTTGTCTCTCTTAACATCTTTTAAAACATCAAGTTTAGCAACATCCTTATGCTTATTAGTGTTAAATATCACATCAACACCAGGTGGAAATGAATCTTGATCAATAGCATAAGCTGCCATGCCTTTAATATATTTAGTTCCATCAACAAGGATTCGTACCTGAGCATAATTCTTTTCACCAAGAGAAAGATCATCTACGTTTCTTCTAAGTTCAACAAGACCATCTTTTTCTTTACCACCATCTTCAGCATATCTAATCATCAATCTGCTAGAATCCATGGACTCAGGGAATTCAAATTTCTTTTTAAATCCATCAATTCCATTGTTAATAGCTTCATAATCTTTAATACCTTTGATATGACTATACTCGTAAAAATCTTTCCAATTCGCATCTGGTGTAGCAATAACATTCATTGTTGTTTGTCTTGCACCAGATGGATCAGTAATATTAGGAACTCTTCCACCAAATGTCTTATAACCTTCTCCTTCCAAAATATAAACAGCATCATCGAGCTTAGTTCTAGTGATATTGAGTTCAGTCTCAACACCAGGACCAATATCAATCATAGCTTTTGGATCGGACTTAGAAAGTTCATTAAGACGATCTTTTAAGAAGTCTGCAGTCTTCAAGGATATCTCAATGTTTGCTCTTCTAGAAGGCTCTAAAAGTGATCTAACAGATGATTCATTAGGCAAACCCATTTTACGAGCAATCTCAGAATATCCATACTTATGTTTTCCATTTTCATCGTATGTATTCCATAAAGCTTCAGCACGATTAATCTTGTCCATCTTATCAAGATTAGATGCAAGAGTAATAGCGTGCCTATATTCTGTAGTGCTCATCTTTAATATCTTTGCTACAGCGGTTTCGCCTTTGAATGTTTTACCATAATCAGGATTCTTAATCTTTTCACCATTCTTTATAATGTATTCTTCATTATCTGTGTATGTTGGCTTTTCTTTCCTCAGCTGAGTTACGAACGAAAGAAAATCTCCAGAATGCTGGAATGGTGTATCTCCAGAACCCCAAGGATATCTGCCAGATCCAGGAGTTCCTTTAATATGGTCAATACCGTAATGCATTAAAAAATCGTCTAACGACGGTTTCTCATAAGTCATAAATATCAATTCACTCCTTCCCTAGCTTTGATGTCGTCAAGGATCTTACTGAAGCGAATGATTAAATCCATAATCGGTAAGATTTCTTCAGGCTTCGGATTATAGAAGAGAACTTCATTCCCTTGATAAATCCTCAATTCCATGTCAATCTCACCAGGCTTAAATCCATACTCCAAACAGAACAAAGACGCATAGACCAATAACTGGTCGATCTTGGCTGGTATGTCACCAGTCTTCAAATCATGGATTCGTAATATCATTCTTTCTGAACCGCGCTGCTTGCCAAAGTAAATAGCGTCTGCAGTTCCATAGCAGTTCGCCGAATAATATAAAGGAATCTCAGAATCCATACCGTATCCGATAGCATCGTTCACAAAAGCATTTAAAGCCTTATTAGACTTCGGAAGCCTTTGACGAAGTTTAATACATCTAGATGCAAAATCATGAAGCTCAGTGCCTTTTTGTGCCGCTAGCTTTGCCTTAAATACAGATATCAATTTGTCATCTGTATAGTTCAGCCAGTGATAACTTGAAGCACTCAAAAAAGCATGAGTTCCCTCAATCGCGGAATGCGGATTCCATTTCATTCAAAACACTCTCCTTATTCTCTGGATAAACGAATCTCGCAAAAGACATATCGTTCATCAGCTTGACTCTGTAATCCTGGTTTGGACGATGAGTAGCATGAGCTGAACGTTTTACTTCTAATGCTGCCCAATGCTTTCCAAACAGAACCAACAAGTCTGGTACACCTTGAATCAGTCTTGGATCTAACTTGATTACGAAACTACCTTTGAAACGTTGTTTAATTTCTTTGATCAAATCACGTTGAAAGTTTCGCTCAAGAATATCCATACGGATTCCATTCTTCTTTGCCATATAGTTCACTCTCCTTTAAACCTGACAAAAACAAAAAGAAAAGGGAAACGACGCAAACCGACACAAACTTATAAAAAGTCGGCGTTTTATCATTTCTCCTTCATAACAGGGCATGGAATTTCCGCGAACTAAAAATTCGGTGTGAAAATATCCATTACCAGTGGATTGATCTGTGCAGAGAATAAACTAAAAAGGCCCTCAAAATCGAGGACCAAAATCAGTCTAAAAATGTCTCTGCACAAAAACACAAAAATTTTCTTTAACTTATATAATAATTTATTATTTTTTTTCGCATTAATTAATAAATATTTTTGTGTTTTTGTGAAAAATGCTCTAAAAGCCTTATTTTAAAGGCTTTTTCGTTACACAAAAATTTTTTATTTTTGTGTAAAATCACAAAAATTTTGTGAAATTGACCATTTTGACGCAAAATATTTTGCATCGATTTTTGCCACTTTTTTCAATTTTTTCGATTTTTCCAAAAATTTTTGTGTTTTGCACAATTTTTGTGTAAGGATTTGTGCTATAAATTTTCCAATTTTTGCAGAACTTTTGAGCCATAATTGGACTCTCTAAACTCTACATTTTCGTAATATTTACTAGTATAAACCTTCTGAAAATAGCTAATTAATGCATACCAAACAACCTTGCTTGTCTTATGATTTCCATTAATAATATTTCTTAGTGTTTGCATAGTTATACCAGTTTCGTTCTGCACGTCAATCGATCTAATATCCAGTACTCTCATTATTTCTAAAATTTCCGTTCCACTTAGCACATAAATCTCCTTTCTTGGCAAAAAGAAGAGGCCCGTTAAGACCTCCCAAAATATCATTTACTTATCGATTTCCATTTCATTAATCTTCCTATCCAAAGCTCGTACAGACGATTCAGCGATGTTCATTTTCTGCGCGATAGTTGCATAAGAATATCCAACATCTCTATACGCCTTAATCTGTCCCATCTTGAATGCTATACCAGTTTCTCTAGTAATAAACTTCGTAATTCTTTCAGCGATTTTGCTCATGATTTTTACCTCCATAAGAGGCCCGGAATTTTACGCGTACAGATAAAAAAAAGAAAAGCCCCAGAAATATCCAGGGCTTGCTTATTACTCAACAGTTGGAATCTTGCCTTCAGACTGGAATTTTTTCATCCAAGCACGAACAGTACTTACAGAAAGTCCTACTCTTCCAGCGATCTCAGAAGGTTTCTTTCCTTCTTCCCAAAGGGCCTTGACATAACCTTTCTTGAAATTCCTTTCCATGTCTTCAGCTGTTGCAGTTAATACTTTCATTTTCTTTCCTCCTTATTAAATGCATTTCCTCCTTATTAAATGCATATGTGATTACAAACTCATCAGTAAGCCTACTAGGCTCATCGATTGTTACCAAATATCCAGACATTATTAAGATCTTGACAAATTCAGTTGCTAACTCATAGTCAGTAGTTCTGAACGTTCCATGATCGTCACATCTAGAATCTTTCAAGCAGTCACTATTCTTTACATTTTCCATCTCAGACAGTCTCCAAAATATAATTAGGCTTCAGCGTCGTCTTCATCTAGGAAGATCCAATTATCGTCTGTCTTAGTTACTATTCCTAGCTTGTACAATTTACGACAAGCAAGTTCTGAAAATGCCCCTTGACCGCCTTCTTCAAATTGCGGATCAAATATCCAGCGGGCAACCCACTTCGCAAAGTCCATCAGATCTTCATAATCTGGTCCCATTAGATGTACTCTCCTTTCTTGTTCTTCTCAGAGTAAATATCAAGGTCACCTTGTGACTGATGACAGACAAACTCAAAGTTCTTTCGATCGAACTTGTTCTTGGCGTACTGAATATCTTTGGTACGCTCACAGTTACCATCGTTTAAATACTTGCAGCTCTCACCTGTACAAGCACCATCTTTTATCTTTCTCTTGGCATCGCAGATGTAATAATACTGATCACTCATTTACTATTACCTTCGATTTGCTGAACAAGATCGTGAATTTCCTTATCGTAATCAGGATCAATTACATAATGAACATTGTCTGCCCAAATATCTTTATTAGAAGAAGTGTCTACCTTCTTACCGATTTGCAATAGTTTCAATCTGACACGCTTCAGAAAGTGACGAGGCCCTAGCCATTTGACTAGAGCCCCTTTAATATCTGAGTCAAGCGCGTAGTCTAACACTGCTAAACCTACGACAGTAACACAGAGAAACATCACAATCACGGTAAGCGACATAAAGAACCAAACTATGTTACCAATTAAGTTCATCATCATCTTCCAAATCATCTCTAGTCTTGGCTAATGCTTTTCCGCGTTTGATCTGGCATTCTTTAAGCTTCTTCTCATAAGATTTTTTGCATTTACGGCGCTTAGTAGATGTCTTTTCTGAGCAGGTAGCGTTTTTAACCAGTTCATCGATCTCTTTTTTCGTATAACGGAATCGATCATAAGCGAGAATATAAAGGAAACCAACTTCTGGATCTTCTTCTGCTTCAACTAGTTCATGAAGTTTCATGACATCTTCATGTGTATAACTGTTTCGATAGCCAAACTCAAGGAGATACTCCATTAAACCAATATAAGTCCAAGGTGTTTTAAACAAATATCTTTCTATCTCAGAACCGTAAACACCACGATACTTAAGAAGAAGGTATAGAACAGCTTTGTAGAGGTTATTGTATTCCTTCTTTTCACGAGTGACCATTTCGAGACGATCACCGGTTTTGTTATCGATCAGAATGGTACGATCACCGCCATAAACGACACGATACAGCTCAGATAATGGCTTTGGAGTAAATATCTTTTTTACAATTGAGCGTAAATCATTTACGACTTTACCATGGTAATCATTTAAAGCTCTTGCAGTCATAGAAAAATCATGATTACTATCTGGAAAAGGATGAAATTTGCCATTCTTGTCGTAATATCCATCGGTATCGACGTACAAAAACTCAGGTGAGCTAATCCTCAAGTCCTTCTTCGCTTTCGCCATTAGATAAATTCTCCTTTACTTCTTTTTCTGTTTTTCTTTTTAGATTTTTTCTTGGTTTCATTGTGTTTAACATGGAAGACAGATCGATGTATGACAGCTGTTCTTTAATACTATTTAAACTAGTACCAAGATCTGTTAATGCCTGTAATAATGCTGCATGGAGAGCTGGCTCTTGTTTAAGAATATTTAGTAGTCTGTCGAATGAATCAGCAACACTTTTAAAATTGCTATCTAAAGCTTTAGCGATCTGATCAACTTTTAAAATGACTGTACCAATAGCAGCCCAAGTAAAAAAGAAACCTAACAGTAAAAATATACTTAATAAAATATTAAACATTCTTATTGTCCTCCGACTTTGCTCTTCTGCTCTTCTTTTTCTCAGATAACTGAGTTACTTTACTTTTCATATCAACAACCATGTCGTAGATTCTATCTTCAAACTGGAGGATTCTGTTTAATTTGGAATCTGCTTTCTCGTTTGATTCTGTGTTATCCGGAATATCAATAGGCTGATACAGCAAGTAAACAAGAGCACCGACTTCAATAGCAATAATCGCAAGTAAAACATTAGTAATCATTATTAATTCTCTCCCTTCGCACTAATTCCAAAATCCAACATTCGTTATAGATTTCCACGTTGCCATTACCTGAACTAAGAGCCTTATGCTTAATTCTTCGTTCTGGCTCGTATTTAACCTTGATAGAATATCCATCTTTTTCTAAACGTTGCTGAATTTTGTCTAAATCTTTGTAAATAATTGTGTTTCCGTAAATATTAAGCATCTTCTCAACAGTATCTACGGTTTCTTCAAACTTACTACGTTTCTTCGGATAGTTGAGTCCGGCATAGTTCTTACGTTTTCCTTGCCTTGACTCGTTTAGATCTACTCTTTCAATAAAGTGAATATCATTCAGAAGGCAATTACCGCTTCGTACCTTACCATCAAGCTGATTCGATGTAACTCCATAACGTTTTGCTACATCTCCGCATTTGCCATGAAATATCACTTCAGACTCAGGATCTTCCGTTTTATGTATGTAGTAATAGAAATGTCTGGCCATATATTTATTGGTTCCCCTTAAAATAGTTTTAACTGTTCATATTTCTGCTTTAGGTATTCTTCTGATGACTGTGGTTTTGAAATATCTTTTTGGCTGTCTTCGTTTGGCTCCGGTTCATTGACATTCGAGAAGTACTTTTGGTTGTACTTTCTGACTAAGTCTCTTGAATTGAAGTTCTTTTTGTTTTTCAGCGCAATGTTCATTCTGGTGTCGATCGGACTATTTGACTTAAGTCTGTAATAATATAAGTCATTAAATGGTGTATTTAGTCTGTCGATACGTCCAGACGCTTGTTCAAGGACTCGATAGCTTGGATTCTGCGAATAAAACACAATTGTATCTGTTACAATGCAATTCCAGGCCTCGTTTCCAGACGTATATTGGACCAAATAAGCCCACTTTTTCGTAGAAGGAATATCTTCGTGTTTGTGTCCGTTCCATTCGGTATACGGCACGCCAGAGGCCTTAAAAACGCTTCTGAGAATATCCAACTCATAGTCGAAGTTATAGAAGATAATTACTCGTGGATGAGTCTCCATTATTTCGAGTAATTTAGCCTGTCTGTCATCGGAAATGTTGCTTACTTTACGCTGCAAATAGTACAATTTAGAACCGTTTTCAATTGGGCATTTGTCATATGGATCCCAACGATCTTTTAGTAATGACTTGTACAACAGCCTATCATAATCACACTCTATGATTTCATAATGACGGGTTGTATGTCTGTGGAAATCCATATCGACGAGAATCTCGTTTCTTAAGCGGTTTAACTTTAACGTCCCAACATATCTGTCAACCTTTGGGAAGTTTGTAAATCTGCTCCAGACAACATGCTCATTATTAAATTCTGTGAAATTACGATAGAAGCCATTTGCTATAAACACTGGAATATAATCTGACCAAGTGTCACCAGGTGTGGCGCTTAGTAATATCCAGTCGTTGTTTTTAGCCATTTTAAGAAAAGACTTAACCCATACCCCTTTTCCCACAACTCTTTGCTCATCGAAGATAAAGAACGCGTCTCTAACGTCCTTATACTTCTGAATGTTGTTCCAGCTGTCTATGACAACTATATGGTTGTAAACATCATTCTTGCTGTAATGTACATTTCCGTATTTATCTACAGTCTGTGTACTCGGAACCAAAAGAAAAGGAGCCATATCTGACTCCCAGTCTTTTGAATCTCGTTTTCGAGCAGTGGTAATTATGTACAGGTCTTTCATGGTGATATTACAATTCGACGTATGATCGTTACCTACGATATCACCACCGTTCTCTTTAAAGTAATAGCCAAGAGCTGTTCTAGATTTACCTGATCCAACTCCTCCACAGAGTATACAGCCATTTTTCATATGATCAATGGCATCTAATTGGTAATCATATAAACCTAATCCCATAGTCTCTCCTTATGCAGAATATAAAAGTTCTTTAGCGTAGTTTGCCGATAGCTCTTTTACTCTCTTTTGGAAGTTTTCGAAGTGCTGATCATAAATATCTTTACTGATCGTACCGAGAGCATAATCGATCTTAACTTGTTCGATCTGGCGTTCAATGCTTTCGATCACTGCTATGTACATTCCATTGCAGGCTAAATATAAAGGAACTTCTTCTTTCTTCTCTTCAACCGGTTCAGTATTCTTTGCTCTACTGAATTTGCTCTTGATCCAATTCCAAATTTTAGTCACACTTTAAATCCTCCTTCGCATATGAAGAATATTCATCACTTTCTGAAAATATCACTCCGTCATCGTCGCTTGCGACTAGCTCGACCTTATTTCCTTCTGCCTTCGCGAAGAAAACATCAGGGTCTTCAGGATCATCTTTCGAGAAAGTGAGACATTTTTTCCTATATGTATCCCAAGCTCTTGAGAACCATCCCTCTTTACCGTAAAGAAGAATTTTCATATCGAGCTTGTTCTGCATCCATATCGGAATGAAAGCATAAAAATCCTTATTAAACGAACTTAACATACTCTAAATCCTCACGTTTGAAGGCTTTGCCGCAACCTTTACAGAACCAGCGATTGGCCATATTGGACCCGCTTTTTGTATAGATGCGCTTATAAAAACGCATATTTGTTTTGCCACAGTTAGGGCAAATACCTCTAAGGTGGATCGTGTTCTGACGTTCAAGTTTTCTTTTACTTGATCCTGACAACTGAGGGAAGAAATATCTTTCGAGAGCATTAAAAGCTCTTGTGTGAATATCTTTTGATTCTTTGTAATCGTCCATTGTTATTCTCCTTTTGACTTCTTTTTTAAATAGGCAGCCAAAGACCCATTGTCTTTGAACTTAATGGGTCTATGACTATCTTTATTTACAGGATTCTCTAAACAATAATCGCAAGGTTCTTCATTTTCTGCTTTATTCTTATGTTCACAGAACTTGCAGTACTGAAAGAAAACGAATTTGTCTCTACTCCCGGTAAAATCAAGCATCTTGGTTCAACCTCCTTCTGATACTATCTGCTAGACCAGAATATAATTCGTCTAGTGTTGGTCTGATGACATCACCTAGACACTTTTCTAGATCGAAGTTATACTCATCGTAGAATTTCATAGAGAATATCCTGCCTCGCGGGCCATTTTCCTTATCATTGAGGTGAAGCTCTACTAGAATTCCTTTGTTTCCCTTTTTCCAAATATAAATAGGAAGCTTAGGCGTTCCTGATTCCATATACAAATAGTTGTTGAACTCTGAAAAAGGATGATCTAAAGGAAGCGTCATAGATCTTAACCCTCCATTTTATTGGCGTTTGGGTATAAGTTGGCGTATTTATTGAAGAATGGATCTTCTCTAAGAACGACATGAAGAGTATCCAGATATGCTGAAATACCAGAAGAACCATTTTTATTCCAATGGAACGGACTGATGAGCATATCAGAGCTTAAAATATCAGCCTGATCAAGCTGGCCAGCAGTCATTTCTGTTAACTCAACAACGCCAGCCTGTGTGTGCTGGTAAATTTTCGGAGGCCTTGCACTTGAGAATTTGACATTAACCTTGATGTGATAGACACCAGGATCCTGAGGATCTCTAGGAGCTCTGAACTTAACGTTCCAGCCATCGTTCTGCATTCTATGTGCTACTTCAGGATCATCAATGATGACATTGAAGTTACGATCACCTTCGCGGTTGTAATCGGTTTCTCTACCACCAAAATTACGGTACAGAATACGCGCATCTTCAATTAACAGTTTTCCATTAGTGTCAATACTTACTTTACTCATTTTTAATTTTCTTCCTTTCTTTGTAAATAAGTTTTGAATAAATATAAAAACGCCTTCTAAGTAAGAAGACGTCTTTACCAAAATATCAAGGAGTTTGGAGAGTCACGGGGGATAGGAATAGTAGTCTATATTACTCTTTTAGTATCATAGGAGGATCAAAAGCAGTTAATATGTTAAGTTCAGCTCCAAACTCCTTTATTTCAAATGGCTGCTAAGAAGCAAACCATTCAAAATCACCGTATTGCGATATTGTTTCAATCGCGGTATCAATTTGAGCATCATAAAAGGAACGATCGATATGGCTTTCTAATTTGAGAGTCTTTACCGTTTCCGATTGGAGCCATCTATAGCCTTTAGCTCCTGATGCTGAATCATATTTAAGTTGTCCTTTAAGATTCGATTCTCTTACAAGAGATCCTCCTCCGAATCCTTTCTGGATAGGAGTGAACAAACCGATTTTTCCGATATATTTGTAGTTATGCCCTTCTGCAATCTTTTTAATTAGTTCTTCTTTTTCATCAGAAAGTTTACTAAACAGAGGACCATCATACTTCTTAATATCTTTATCGATCTTCTTGAGCCTCTCTTCGAGTTGCGATACATCCGGTAGTTCTTCATTCATATCCAAATATAAAGATGTCGTAACCGCAAATGTTTCGCACATATCGTCAAATACGATCGGCTCCTTAGAGAACAACTTTTTGAATACATATGGAACAGCAAATTGCTTACCGGTTGCAGTCCACCAAGTTTCTTTACCAGTATTCTTGTCAATTAAAGGCTCTTTAAATTTCGCGATGTAAACTGCATCGTTTACAAGACAGAATTTAGAGAACTCTGCTTCTGTTTCGAATGAATATCCATATTCCTTTCCGAAACGAATGACGAAATCCTGAATTTCCTTAGTAGCATTCGGAATCTTAATGGAGTCTGTTTTAATATGTGCAACAGTATAACCCCATTTTTCAACTTGCTGTTTCAACAATGTCATAAACAAAGCTCCACGTTTTGCGACGATGTTGTCTACGTTTCGCGGATCCTTGAATGTGTTTGCGAATTTTGCACTTGTTAAACCGTAAATAGAGTTAATAACGATCTTTAAAGCCTGAGCAAGAGATTTTGCATATTCATCTTTAAGATACGGTGTCATAACTCCATTTAGCATCTTTTCAGCTGCTGCAAAGTCTTTATGCTTAATAGCAACTCTAGCATCAACAATATCCTGGAATACTTTCGTATATTCAGGACCAAACAAGCACTCATAAATTACACTATGTGGATGCATACTTGAGACATCTCCATCCCAAATATCATTCCACATACCTGGATTAGAAAATACACGACCGCCTTCACCAATTTCTTCTCCGAGATACGTTGAATGCGGTGAAAACTTTAACACACCTTTATCATCCTCAATATCCAATCCGTCAGAATCTTTCCTCTTTACAAGCTGCTTAATAAACTCAAACTTGTATCCAGGAAAGAACGGAAGTATTGAATATCCATCTGGTAATTCAGATTTGCCATCATAAGTCTTATAACAAGGTAATCCATCTGCATCAAAGACCCTGAATACATAATCTTCACCGAACTTTTCCCTATATTCAGAATATCTTTTATATGAAACCGGTTTTGATAAGTCTCTATAATTGAATACTGCCTGAGGTGAACGGTTATTACCAAATATAATTTTTGCGGATAAGGTGTTAGTTGTGTCGTTAACTGTTACATTTGTAATACCATGGAGGTTTTTAGCTAATTCAACCTGAATCTGCCTAGCCATCCAATCTCCCTGGTTTTCATTAAAGACTGCCTCGGTTGCTATAACATCGTTATCACAATACTCTGCTACTCTATCCCAGAGATCTTCTGGAACAGGTTTATCCCATGGCAGACCAAGTTCATCATGAATAATATTTAATTCAGGATGCTCTTTTTGTAATTCGATCTCCCATTTTTTAAGAGATTGTTTCTTCGTACAGAAATCGTAGACATCGGTATAAGACAGATTGTACGCCTCACTAAAATATCCACGTCCTTCGTTGATCAAACTCTTGGATAATTCGAATATCGCTTCGTTGTTATAGCCCATCATTCTTGCATAAAGAATATGGTTATCATACCTACGACAGTTAAATCCGATTAATTTATGTGAACAAAGTTCCTCAATTTCTTTCATTCCAGGATTTATTAATCTAATAACTGGTTTGTCATCGCCTTCCCATTTCCAGTTGACTAAAAACAGATTAGGGAATACTTCAACATCATAAAATATCACTCTGTCTTCTAAGCTTTCGACATTATCGGAAGGATCCTCTGAACAGAAATGCATTTTATTTACCAGTTTTAAACAATAATCTGAATTGTGAGTACTATTTGTCGCAAATACACGAATATCGTTTGCTAAATCTGTCACATCATATTTCAGATCTGAGTTATAAGCATCTTCTAAGATCTTATAAATAAAGTCGACGTTCTGCTTCGTGCTAGGCATCTTATCGTATTCTTTATTTAAGCATCTCTTTATGATGGTCTTAAGTGATTTAGCGTTAGCAATTCCCTCAAAATTGACCACTTTGTTATCTCCTTTCAATGGCAAACCAGAATTAAGTTCAGCAATTGGCAAATCATTACACTCTGTAAGTTTTCGTCTTAATGACGAATTACCTGTAAATACCTTGACTTCTATTCGATCATCAAATATCCGGCTAAGTAAATTCGGATCTCCACCTGTCCAAATATAATGGAGGTGAATTCCTTTTCCTGACTTACTTAATTCTGCATAAGTCTTTGGCCATTTACTTGCCTCTATTAGATTCGCTTTGAAATCTTTTTCACCGTTTTTATCTGGAATATCAAAATCGATAACTATGTGATTTTCAGGAACTTTTACATAATGAAGCTCTGAAGTATTTATGTCTTTTAACGACGTCTTTACTTTTGCCCACGAATATGTAGGCGTTTCATTAGTATTCGCATATTGAGCAGGACACTCTTTACAAAGATTATCAAAGTAAGAAGGCTGCTTTTTAAACTCAATGAGTTCGTGATCAGTCTTTTTCTTTGGCTTCTTTGTATCAGATGCTGATTCAAATTTAGACGTCTTGAAACCGTAATAATAGTTTCTAGAACGTTTTCCATCTGTGCTCAAATGTGTGTCGTCAAATGACTCAAAATAATCTCTAAGTTCTTCCTTAAATATCCTTTTCGGTAATGGATAAGACACCTTTGCTTCATCACAATATGTTTTATACATCTCCCAGGCTGTTTTAAGGCTTACTCCGTCTTCTTCCTTAAATATAAAGTAAGAATCTAACACGAAGTTATAGAAATCGTTTGATGCAACCATCATACGTCTTGGAATATAATCTTCGTATTTTTCAGGATCTTCGAGATATACTTCCTTACAATGAGATGCAATTCCGCCAAGTTCAAAGTCGATGCCTTTTGTAAGTTTTCTATACTCACTTAAACTTAACTTATTACCAGATGGAACTACATCAATAAGTCTTCGGATAATACCTGATTTAGCATCGGTAATTTTTACCGGTTTATTTGTTCCCATAAATAAAAACGACTTAAACCTGTTTGTATAAGTCGCTTTAAATTTTTCGTTTACTGTCATGTACTCATGAGAAACCAAACTATTTAATCTCGTATTATCTTCAATTTTAGATAAGTCACCATCATGCTGAATTGCAACCAAAGGATTTGTTCTAAATGCCTCAAGTGCGAACGAGTTATTTGATGAACCAAGAGCCTTTGCATCAAATACCGAATAATATCCATCGAATAGTTTCTGAATAATATTCAATACTGTTGACTTACCAGATCCTGGAGCACCATAAAGTACAATGAACTTCTGTACTTCTTTTGAATCTCCGGATATGATCGATCCAATAGCCCATTCAAGTTTTTCTCGTTCTTCTGGATCATATAATGTTGACATTATCTTTTCATAATTTGGAATAGGGCCTGGTTGAAGCGGATAGTTCAACCTTTTTGAGGCGTAATCCTTTTTATTTACCGGATCATTGGAGAATATCAATTTCTCGTCAAGCATATGATAGTTGTCTCTCATCTGCTTTTGACAATACTTATGAAAATTATCAATCATTCCGGTAGATGCATCCCACATATACATAATCTTGACATTACCATCAAACTGATTCTTATTTTTCTGATAGTAATTTGTCAATTCTTTGTCTATGAGTCTTACAGCATCTTGTTCATCTTCCGACCAGACCCCAGCTTCTTCATCCCAAATTGCATAGAAGTCTCGACCACGAATCATTAGATCAGAGCTTTTCTGTATTTTAAATTTTGGATAGATCTCTATGGTCCCTTTTGTAACCTTTGTAGATATCACTAAGAAATCTATCATTCGATTCCTCTCCTTTCTTAATGATTCTTAAGTTCGTTTACTTCTGATTTAAGTTCTTCTACATCCTTATTAATTTCATAAATTAAATAAACAGTTACACCAAGGCAGCATGTCAAAATAAAATTACTACGATTTAAACTATTAACACTCTTCACGAATCCATGATTAATGCTTGCCTGAATATCAAACATATTTGAAATCGTGCTTAATGCTTGCAATGTAAACTCGTGTGTATTTACATCAGCAACTGGCATTTTAATTTCGGGCATAGTTACTTTTTTCAATTCCATTCCTCCTTAAGATTTTCATCTAAAAACCACATGAACTGACACCAAATATCAACTTCTCTCATGTCTCTATGTGGATGCTCTAACGTAAAAAGACCGCCCTTTCCGTTGTAATCGTACCGATGAGCTAAGAAATTAGTAATTACATTTGCGCAATACTCTCTATCAAATGATTTGTCTTCCATTCCATTTAATCCGAGTGATACTATCATCGACCAGAACCATTGTCCTGTACGATTACCAAATCTGTAATTAGCTGTTATTTCTTCTTCAACTTTATAAGATAGAGCGATCATCATTTCCAAAATACTGCAGTCTCTTGTGTTTAAACATTCTTCTATGACAGCATCAGGATATCCATATTCGTATCCAAATCTGTATCTGAAATCTATTCCATCAATTCTACGGTTATCATCCATGTCTATTGTTGGAACAAATGTTGAAGAATGCAGAAAATATAATAGTTTTCTATATGAGATTTTGTTTTTACGTTCGGTACTGCAAACTAGATGATACATCCATTCAAAATATTCATTATTTACTTTATCTATTTCCTTACTATGTATCATCTGACCCCCTTTCGACTATTAGTCGTTGAAGTCGTAATCCGCTAGTTGAATTTCAAAATCTGACGAAATATCATCGTTTCTAATCCACGCAATATCTACTCGATCTTCTAATAACTTAGATAACTGTTTGTAATTTTCCTCGCCTAAAATATCTTCAGGATTGATTACAGGATTGAAGTCCTTATCTATAACAATTCCGTTTGCATGGTAAACAAGTGAAATCTTTGCATAGTCTTCATGGTCCTCGTAATCGTCGCCAGATATAAAGTATGCACTATTGCTATTAGCCACTGTGTTTACAACAGTTCCTCGAAAATCATTAATAAGATTCTTAGCTGCTAAAACAGAAGAGTCTACCTTTTCTTCGATAGACTCTTTAATTTCTGTAGCTTTTTCAACGGCTTGATCGGTTATATAACCAAGATTCTCATTTAAATCTTGATAAGTATCAAGCATCTTTTCTTTGAGAATTCTGTTTTTGTCAGTTAACTCTTTTTTAAGATCATCAAGCTCTTTTGATTTATTTCTGTATTCGTCTCTAGCGGGTTTTACTTCAGCCTCATAAAACTCGTCTTTTTTCTTTTCAAAAATATCATTTTCAATGAAATGTACCGCAACTGCTCCAATTGCTGCTCCAGCAACGAATGAAACAAGTACTGCAAGTTTCTTCATTTTCTACTCTCCTTTCAAATATCTTTTAATAAACTAATGGTTCAAGTCCTACAAAATCTAACAACATTACTGGATTGAGTGTGTCACCATCCATAATTGCTGTATCAACTGGTTTCTTAACTCTTTCTCCATTTGGAGTTAATACATATACCAAAATATCAAAGTCTGCAGGATCACCGAATTCATCCAGATTTGCTTTCTCTCCTGGTCTGAAAACAGCACCGATAACGTCACCCTTTTCGAGATCAGGTCTTAAGTCAAGTTCTGCACAAATTTCATTAAATGAAACCCTGTGAGACCTTCTTCTCTTAAGCTTTCGACGAATATTCCTCTTAGCAGTATTAATCTGCATAAGATTCATATTGACACTCTTATCCCAGAAACAGCTATCCATATCAAAGAACCTTGTGAAGTCTCTATCTGAAATATCAGTCTTATCTGTCATCTTGTATTCGACAGAATCTTCTTCACCGTCTTTTCCTTTGACCTTCTTAGCTTTAATGTTGTATCTTGCCTCGAGATCCGCATTTTCACCGTATTTTTCTACAATGTTATTACGGTAACTCTTGAACGTTTCGGATAATCCAACATATGCTGCACCGAGACTTGCATTACGTTTAACCATAATACTATGAGATCCGAGAATGCATCCAATAGAACCGCCGATTAATAATCCTGCAGGTAAATATAATTTAACAAGCCTAAATCCGGTTTTAAAATATGTTACAGTTACATCTTTTCTTCTGTCTTTTTCCGTATATTCGATTTTTGCATCCATTTCAGGATCATAAATATAACCCTGATCAGATTTTTCTTTGATTGTATCGATCTGTTCTTTATGTTCTTCTAAGATCGGATCGATCTGTTTTGTTTCTTTGCACGCCACAACTGTTCCTGCGACAACGCCAGAGACCCCTAAAGTAACAAGGATCTCTGGTAAATGTTTTTTAACTACAGAAACAACACTATCAACAATTTGGTTCATTTGCCGTTCCTTTCTAATCTATAGGCATTGGTCTTTGCAAGTCTAAGAAATATCCACCATCACGAGCTCTTCGGATCTGAACACCGTCCAAACTTGGCCAACCGTAGTTATTATCTGTGTAATTACTTTCTCTTCCTGAGATTTCTAAGTAATCTGCAACTCTTACAACACCATATGCATTAATAATTTCCATCATTCGATAGAATACTGCTTCAGCATCTGCTCTGGATTCGAAGACAATCTCGTTGTACTCGTATCCATAATTGGTTCTAGGCTTCGAATAGTAGCTGTTGTTATTGCTGCTATTTCTCTGATCATAATATGGCTTATAGGAAACATTATTCGACCTATATCCGGATACATTATTCCTATAATTTGGATTTCCTCCTCCGCCATAAAGCATCATATCGACAGCCGTATTTACAACAGACTGAATCATTCCTTTTACTAAAGGAACAACAACATCTTTTGCAATATATTCAGTAACTGTCTTTCCATCTTCAGCAATGAACTGCTCTTTAATTTCCTGCCAAAGACTTTTCTTTTTAGGTTTTGCTGGCGTCGCAACTACTGATGCCTGCTTTTCGCGTTCAGGTTTTTCTGATTTAATATTCTGATCTAATGATGTTCTCGTAATGTTGTCTGGCATAATACCGTTCCTTTCTACTCTCCTTTCGCGCAAAGAAAAAAGAAGACATCATGCGATGTCCTCTTTTCGACATAGATAAACCTTATTCGGTTTTCTGTTCAACAGAATCTTCCGATTTCTGTGCAGCCTTCTCAGCTTTCTTAGCTTCGCGAGAAGCCTTCATGTTCTTCAATCCATTTGTAGCCTTATTCCAGACAGGAACAATTGCCTTAGTAACTACAAACTTGCCTACATGGAATGCTCCATCTAATGCAAGTGCTGCAATACCTAATGCAAGTCCGTCCTTCAGATAATCCCTCTTGGATTCTTCACAAGTAACTTCTTCTTCGCTGCCAATAACAGCTGGTGTAACTTCCATAGTTTCGTTTTTGATTTCTTCTGACATAGTATACCTCCTTATATTTATATGTATGTCATAATAGGTGATGAAAAATACGCGAGCTAAATATCATTCACCACCAGTAGTGTTTTTCAAACCACCGATCCAATTCTTGGAGTCAGTAGGTTCTCCAATAATCCTGGTACTTTGGATAACTTCCATAAGTTATTGAATAACATGGATACCCTTTCCATTTGCCAGTGGTTATTGTCTTCAGACTGTTTTCATCAATTTCACAGCTAAATCCTTCATATGGAGTTGCTGAACTCCAATAAGAATTTTGAGCTCTATGAATCTGTGTTTCAGTTAAAATATCAGTAATACGAGGTTCTAGAATGCAATACCACTCGTATTCACTCATACTTTCATCGAATGATTTTTCTTGCTTATCATAGCCTCTTCCTATTGCATATCTGACTTCGTCTAAATTGTTAACAAGCTTATAGAATCCACTTAATTCATCTTGAACTAAGATTTTAAGTGTTTTACTATCTTCAGGATTAATGACATTAATATCATCATCCATAGGTGGATTTTTTTCGACGTGATCCTGTGCAATCGCAGTTCTGATCTTTTGCTCTTTCTTCTCTCCGACAATATCAATTGTCTTTGCTCGATACTCATCCATCATTGTTCTAGACATTTCATATGCAGTTGCGAGTGCTGCATTTCTCTTAAGACTTGTATTGACAGAACCAACAATACATAAAGTAGATGTTATACCAGTTGCTACTGCCGGAATATAATCTTTCCATACAGTTTTAACTGTCTGAACTGGAGTAAGTTCCTCAACCTGAAGCTCTTCTTTTGCTTCTTCGATCTTCTCTGCAGCTTTCGGAGCAGCCTTTGCAGCTAAAACGCTTGTTGTGATAAAACCTCCAATTCCGAGACCTGCCAGAATTTCTGGAGTATGTTTTCTAGTAATATTTACTAATCTTCCTGCTAAATCCCAAACAATACCTGTATTCATTTTTTCTCCTTTGCAAAGCAAAAAGAGTCTTATTCAGACTCTTTCTTTTGATTCTTATACTGGCTTAAAACGTTTACGAATGATTTAAAATAACGTAGAAACTGATAGCCTAACCATGAAACTGAAGCTGCTGTGAAACTGCCAATAAGAACATCTTTACCAATTCTTTTAGCCTCTTTCAATTGCATATCAACTTCTTGATCGTGCTTCTCAGTTAATGTTAATTCATTCTTTTCCTCATTTTTAATTTCCATATATAAATCTCCTTTCATAATAGGTCATGAAAAAACAAAGAGCATCCTCATCGATGCTCTCTATCTTCCAAATAAAAGTTTCAATAAGAAACCACATATAAAGAAAAATACAACTAAATCTCCCACTATCATTAATCCAGTAACACCTCCAAATATTATACATATTGCTACTGCAAACATAATTAATGAAAGAAAAGCTATAATTCCAAATAATGTGATCATAAATTATTAAATACCTCCTTTGTCATTAAAGAGGATGCGATTTCAGCGAAAATAAAAGAGGACTTTTTTATCGTCCTCTTCTACCATTGAAGTTGAAAATATCACGTAACGAACTTGTGATCCAACGTCCTCCAGAAGTTGTATACGTATTGTGTAGTTCAAAGTCCGTAATTCTTTTCATCTGACTCGTAAATATCGTATTTCGTAAACCTAAATCCAATAACAACGTTAAGATTGGCGCTCCAGCTAAGAACACATCCTTCTTAGTGATTTCTCCGCCCTGCTCAACTTTTTTGAGCTCAACTTCTTTTTCACTTTGAATTTTCTGTTCTTCGTTAAGAACGTTCGCAATCGATGTTGCTTTTGAAATGTATTTTACATAATCCTCCGAATCAGCTTCACAAGCATACGCTCTGTCTAAACAATCATTCATTGTATCTTCCAGATTTTTTCTCGTTTTTTCGTTCATGTATAATCTCCTTTCATTATAGGAACTGAAATATCAGCGATTAGCAGCAAGTAAAACTCGATCCATTGCTCCAGTAGTAACCGATCCTAAAATATAACCAACAGTAAGACTACAAAGAACCATAATTCCGATAGATAAAACTTTACCGCTATTAACTATTTCTGAAACTTCTTCCTTAATTGTCGTTTTTATCTCGTCTTTCTGTTTGTTGAACATTCTTGGAATCTCCTTTCTTTACGACTGGCTTAGTTACTTCTTTTTTCTTTGCTCTTGGCCATTTAATTCTTTGTCCGCAATGAGAACAGTATTTATCCTTTATTCCTGTAAGCGGATCAATGCTATGAAACTCGTTGCATGAAGGACAAAACCATACAAGATCCAAACCTTCCATCATTTTTGGAGGCTTAGCCGTATCTTTATCATGAAGTTTTTGAATTTTCTTTATCGAATATTCCATTCCGCGAATATGGATAATATCATAAGGATCTTTTCTAGTCATTTGCAATGCTCCTTATTTCTCTTACATATGGAAGGTCGTAGAGAATATCAACGAGCTCGTTCCATTCGTCTAACTTGTGACCAGTCCTCTGTTTAATTATTGTCATTACATTTTCGTAATTCATCGTGATCGTTCTTCTCTGGTTATATGATGATGGAAGTATTTGGATCATTTGCCACCACCAAATTTTATCTTTTGTTTCTATGAAATTCTGTCTTGCTGTATTCAAACAGTTCAGATTGCTTTTAAAGCCTTCAAGATTTCCTTCAGTTAAGTGTTCTACACTGAAATCATCTAAGGTAAACTCTTTAGCATGAATCTTATGCATTGTACTGCAGCTGTTTGAAACCGTCCCGACCTTGTATGTGTCGAACTCTTTCCACCAATAAAGTGGTGCAGTAATATCCATTGAGACAAATATCTGCCTAAGATACTTTCTATGCTCCGGACCAGCAGCATAAAGTTTTCTCATAAGCTCCAGATCATTTGGGCCAATCATTTCAGCTATAATTTTATCGTCCGCATATATAGTTGCAGTTCCGAACATAAGCGAATCGCTCTTTGCCCAGCTATTAAGAGGATTTCTCATACCTCTGATAGCATGTTCAAAACCCCAAACGTCTATATTTTCAACTTTAATCATTCTGTTTCTCCTTAAAGTACATAAAGCAGAAAAGCAACCAACAAATGAAATATTTGGTCTTCCCATATCGACATTTTGTGGTATCTTGCCTTTGCTACATCAGCCACAAAATGCAATATAAGCAATAGCCATATGTTTAAATCACATCCATACACCATCGCAAACGGAACGCAATAACAAACGCAATGAGCAAACAGGACATACCAATCTTTACCCTTTTCCCTTGCCATGTATTCTGTCTGCATGAAGTAATCACCAACAAAGTGGCACATGATTACTTTAATAATGTTTGCTATCATTCTGTTTTTCATGTTTCAGTAACATCCTACACTTTTTGTGAAAACGTTCTAATCCGAAGTCTTTTATTACATTAAGAAGATCGAGAATAAGCTTTTCCGTTTCAGGATGAAAATATCTTCCACCACGAACTTTAATGTAATAATTTAATGGTTCATCTTCAGTCCATTTTTCCTTGCTATATGTTTTTCCGGCTCCAATCCAGTCGCATACCATCTCAATTACGTACTTAAGCGGTATTTTATTGGCAATTATTTTTCCGTCATCTGAAAAATCCGTCCACCATTCCCAATGGTGTTTGTTGTGACCTTTATGATGTAACCATGCTACCGAATATCCTATGGAGGCTTTTTCAGCTTCAATCGGCGATTTGTTTCCTTGATAATATCTTGCAGAAGGCATAAACTCAGTTAAACTGAATTTTGACAAATCATGTGTAATTCCTTGCCAAGGTATTCCACAAGCAGCACATTCTTTAAAAACTACTAATTTATGCGTGCATATTGTTTTAAAATGTTTCCATACTGTTTTCATTCTGTTTCACCAAAATTTCTTTGTAAAATGTTCTTCCGCAGTCTTTGCACCGCCATATGCTTCTATATATATGCCTCGAACTAATATCGTTTATTTCATCACCATATATATTTCGCACCCAATATAGATTTTTATGCTTACAAAATATCCTTTTGAATATGTTCATTCCGTTTCTCCTGTGATCTTCTGTTCCATGCTTTAACCACATTTTTTATTGCTTCATCCTCAGACCGATATACTGTATCATTCTTCGGATAACTTGGTTGTGCACCACATTTTTTACATCGAATTCTATATTCATAACATCCATGATAGCCATGACTTCCATGCCAAAGTGGTATCTTTTCAAGTTCAACCTCCGCCCCACAGAATGGGCATGGTTTTAATTCTTTGTTCATTCTGTTTCTCCTAAGCTATATTCTCTGATATCAACATAAACTTCACTGTCTTTCTCTATTAGAATATATAAATAGTACTTGCCATTTACGTAAAACAAATTGAATTGATAACTCATTCTGTTTCTTCTTTAAAGCTCTTCAAGTTCTTTTTCCAGATCAGATTTCATTTTAGTTAAAGCATCTTTTAGAACATCCTGTAATTTTGGTGTTCTCATAATAACACTTCCTAATGCTCGATTAGTGTCGGCAGTACTATATTCGCCATTAACAATCTCAATGGCCTCATAAATTGACGAAAGCTTATTTGATATTGCTTCATATTCACTGATTTTGGTATACATTTTGTTATACTCTTCTAGTGTCATCTTTTTCTCTCCTTTAATCTTAATTCTGTTTCTCCTTTATTCTCTTCGGGCAAGGATTTGCACCTTACATGATGTGCGCACATCTAGTACAGAATTGAACTGTACAGGCTTTCATTTATCCACGCGCTTTGAACGTTGAGTGGATAACCCATTCCCAGATTAGCGTCTACCTATTCCGCCACCGAAGATATTCATTCTGCTTCTCCTGCATGTGCCTCAATTTTATAAATTGGTCTTGCATCTCTTGGTTTATGCACTATCACATATTCATAATTGTTCCGATATAAAATATTGAGAATATTAACTAATTCAGTATCACGGACATCTAAAGTGATTATTTTTTTATTCATTCTGTTTCTCCTACCTTATAAAAAATAAAATCAGAGCCGATAAAATCAGAGCACTTATAAAATCCGTTCATCATTAAACGAACACATCCACTTCCTACTAAACAATCAATCGAAAGGCCTATATTTGGAGTTACAGACCAATCATAGGATGGACCATGATTGCCCATGCCATTCGGATGCACAACATCACACCATCCGCCAACAGCACCAACTATATCTCCATGATGGCACAAGATAAATTTCATACATCTATAACCGCTATAGTGCAGTTCGTCCATAGGTACAATCACAACGTTATTAAATAAACAATCTCTACCAAACAATTCCATTTCACGAAATTCTTCAATGGTATATTCATTTAAGTTTTTTGTCATTCCGTTTCTCCAATTAACTTATTTAATACGAATAAAAAATCAACCGCCGAAAATCCAATAAGATACAATTTAATAAAACCAGGCCAATCATATACGAATGACGCAAATGACAATATTGGTATACCTAGTATGAATATTGTAACTACAACTGCTCCTATTACCTCTAATGCTTCTTTCATTCTTTTTCTCCTATTGAAACAACTATTTTGCAACTTCCATATGCAAACCATTCAATAACTTCTCTATTCAAATAAGGCTCTAATGCTTGTGAATTACTTGGACAATTAAATAATCTATAATTGTCTTCATTTCTTATCTCAATTTCGTGTTCCATTCTTAATGTTTCGATTAAGTGTTTTAACGATAGTCTATTTTTTATTCCTGTTGCTTTCATTCTATTTCTCGTCTATTGTTTTAAACTCACCAGAGGTTCCTTTATTTGCTTTTTCTCTTTTTGGTATTGGTTTTAACGGGCACCATTTTGGCCTTTTTACCGTTGAAATATCATCAAACTCATTTAAAGTCATTTCATGCCCATTTAATTGGCAATAATGTGAATAGTCAAAATACTTACAATCAATACATCTTTTAGGTATGCCTTTAGGCATATCGATTATCGCTATGGTTTTCATTTATTCTTCTATAAGAACATATTTAGTTCCTAAATCATTGCAATCAAGATGCACAGAGTTTGCTATTTTAAGCCCATACTCTCCAATAATTTCATCGCATGCAAGTTCTCCAGCGTACACTACAACTGGAAGATTTTTATCAAGCTTTTCAAGCTTTGCAATCAGTTCACCGACTGTCATTTTCTGCTCTCCTTATATTTTTTACTTTATTAAAATATCTTTAAAAACTGTAACCTGTTTACCGAAAAGAAAAAGAGTAGACGCTTATTTACGCCTACCCTTTAACTGTTCTCTGAACATGACTGTAGTTTTATCTCTCTGGTGATAGTTATATAACGCCTCAAGATACTGAATGGCTTGATCTTTTGTAGCCGATGGTGGAAGAAGCATTCTACCATGTTTATCAAGCTTATCAATCATTCTTTGAGGATCAATAACATCATTCAATAAGAGATCAACCAGAATCTTCTTATAGCTTGACATGGTTTTTACGCCAATCAACTTCAAAGATTCGTTCATGATTGTGAGCGATTTTAAGACCTCTCTGGCCTTGTAATACTGCTCATCGTTAATATGGATGTAACCTTTCTTAAGGTTATTCTGAGTATGCTTTCCAACTACAACGTCAAGAATATCAGACAAACTTACTTTCGGAAATTCGTCCTGTAAATTCTTCAAACGCTTGTAGTTAAAATTGCCGTCTTCAGAGTATGCCTTAATATAGTCGGATCCCTTCCAGCCTTTCTTCATGGAGTTCTTAGTTGCCACATCATAGATGGACATCTTTTTAACGACCATAAATTTGACCGGAGTATTTGACTTTTTGCAAGCCATAAAACGATGCTGACCATCCTCGATCTGAAATTTCTTATCGTCAGTCAAAGAAACTTCGATAGGAGCACCCTGCCATCCATTGACTTTCATATTCTCAGCAATCTTATTGATGTGCTGAATATCAACGTCTCTGTTGGCTGTTCTGAAAACAAAATCGTCATAGTTACTGCTAGTGTAGATGTAATTTTCTTTCATACCTGTACCCTCCTTTACATCATTGATAGTGATTCCTAAATAGTCCAAATAATCTAAAAAGTCGTCCTCGTTTTTATACTCTTTAGATTCACCGCATTTAGTTACATATGCGTTAACAAACTCTCCTTTGTTGTATACCGCAGAAATATCACCATGACGAATCGCTAAATAATAAGATTGCATTCTACTCTCCTTTGCAAAGAAAAAAAATAAAAGGAGTTTAATCCTCCTCGACTACATAATATTCTTCTTCGTGAATAATGTATTCGTGAAAATAAGCTCCAATTATTGTTCCGATACCGATACCGGCAATTAATGCTACTAAAATATAAATCATAAATTTACCATACCTTTCTCATTATAGGATCTGGGATTTTCGCGAATTACTTTGTTTCCTTGACTTGAACAATCAGATACCGTTTCTTATGTAATTCATCCAACGGACATAAAATAACAAAATTGTACTGATCTTTCTCCGGATCTGCAGTGCTAATACCAAGAATGGCGTCAATATTCCTATATGTCAGAATATTTGCTCCGATAATTCCTACAATTAGTCCAATTGCAACAGAGAAAAATATAATTAAATGAATAGCATCCATGATCAATAACTCCTTATAACCTCGTATTCGGTTATCTTAATAGAATCCTTAGGATTTACAGCTGCCGGTATTTTACAGACTGCTCTAAGAATATCGCCGTCATAGTAATTAAACGCAGAATAATAAGCTTCTGCATCACTATAAATATCAGTGGGAAGTGAATAGTCTGGTACAGCATAATTCTTACCATCAAACGTACCAGGAATGTAAGTCGGTTCTCTATACCTAGTTTTTAAATAGAACTTTTCTTCATCAAAACCAACTATTTCTCTTGATTCTTCAAATATCAGTCCATAGCAATTGGTCTTGATTGCCTCGATAGGAGTTTTAACAAGTCTTAAACCCCAAATCTTACCTTTTGCAATATCGTACTTTAATTGTTCTTGAATTTCTTTTTTCATTTCACTTATTACTTCTTTCATTATTGCTCCTCGATTTCTAATAAAAAATAAAGGAGAAGAGCCTATGATAGACTCTCTCCTTAGCTGCGGTTTGAGAATAGAGAGGTATGCTCCGCAGGCTAACCAATGGCACCTCCTTTTGTTCTTTTATCTATATAAAAGGCTCGTGCCTGAATTAGCTGTTTTGTAAACCTCAATTTAATATAAACCACCTCCTCATTATAGGCGTTGAAAATTACGCGAATCTTCAATTCTCTTAGACATTTCGATAATCAGATCACGTTTATGAGCTGAGAACATATCGCAATGTGCAGCAGAGATAACACCCTTATAAAAAGATGAGATACATCCGATCGGAAGATGAGCAATTGCTTCTTTCTTGTGCGAAGAAAACATATCACTGTTACTGATGGCTGTTACAGCGTCTCCGTATCCAGGAGCGTATTCATCATCGAGAATATCATCATCTTCGTCATCGATAAAGAAATCGTCCATAGTTGGTTCTTCTCTGTATGCTCCGAGTTTTTCCATAAGTTTTGCATCAAGCAGCAACAAAATTCCCAATCCAAAAATCTTCATTAAATTCTTCATTTCTGTCCTCCTTAAATTTAATTTGAAGAAAAAAAGAGTCGTTATGAATGACTCCTTTCAAGTCCGTTCATACCAACCCATAAAATTAAACAAATAATTAATGTAAATACTGTTTTAATCATGATTTTCCTCCCTATTATTTATTCTCTTTCTCATTAGAGAGTATGAAATTTACGCGAGAGGAAAAAATAAAAAAGAGCCTTATTCAGACTCTTCATTATTGGAAGATTTAGACTGTAATCTTTCCAACTCTGACCCGATTGATCCAGCAGTATATTCGCTACCTGCTCGGAATGCTTTGTTCAACAAATATGTTGCTCCAAAGCTACCTATAAACAGATAAGCAAACTGCTTCATTAAACCTTTTCTAGCCATTTTGTCAAAATCAATTTTACCCATAATAATACCTCCATTAAAGAGTTGGAAATTTTCGCGAAAAATAAAAGAGCCTTATTCAGACTCTTCATCACCGTTAAGCATGTGAACGTACTCAGTTAAAACTTTAATTGCATAGTCAACGCTGATTTTCATTGCTAACCAATAGCCTCCAATAGCGCAAGCTGTTACAATCAAAGATTTAAAAATAAACATTATCATTTAACATACCCTCCTTGTCATAATAGAGGTAGAAAAATTCGCGAAAAAAAAGACTGGTTAGTCTTTATCAAAGACCATAACCATCTTTTCTTCGATGACTTCAATGGCGTCATCCATCCTTTCGTTTAAGTAATCTAATGCTTTTATAGACTCTTCTTCTATTTCCGGCCAATCATAAGCCACGATCTTTCCTAAACCGATCATGCTAATAACACTAACCGTAAACAGTAAAACTAAACCTATAAATTTCTTCATTTTTCTCTACTCTCCTCACTATAGAGTATGAAAAATACGCGAAAGGAAAATATAAAACAAAAAGAGTAGCTAAGACCTGCTACCCCATTTGATTCCAGAATGTTTTACAAATATTAGTGTGAAAATAACTGCCATTCCAACAACGAGCATATTGCTAATACTGCTTGGATCATGCCTTAATTGCTCTAATGAGCCAATTAAACATACCTCAACACAAATACCAGTAAATACTGTTTTTAAAATATAAATGAAATTTTCCATAATTTATAAACCTCTCCTTTTCATAATAGGAGGGGAAAAATACGCGAAAAAAGAAAGAGTCTGTTAAGACTCTAACGTATTAATCAATCATTCCACCTGAGTAATGTTCAAGAAGTAACATTGCAGTATCGTAATCGTATTTGACTCCATCAACTTTGAATGTGAATACATCATCCGGTTCAAGATTGTCAAATTCATTATTGAATTCATCCATCGTGAACGGACATGATTTCCATTCAGATTTGTGTTCGCCAAATTCAAGTACGATCTTTATTGTGTACTTTCCATCAAATCCTCTAGTAATGTCATAATCCATTACTACGCCGTCTTCTTCAGCGCTCTTCTTCAACTCATCAAGATCTGAAATAATGTCATAAACTTCATAATCTTCTGTCTTAAATGTTTTCCTAGATGAGCATCCGCTCATTCCTAATAAAACGCATAAAACCATCAAAATTGTGAAAACTTTCTTCATTTGTTCATACCTCCATTTGTTTTCATAATAGAGGTCGAAATATCCGCGAAAAACAAAAGAGTCTTATTCAGACTCATTTGTTGAACCACTTGACACAGTAGATTCACTTGATCCGTAGTAGTTAGTGACGTGTGTTTCTTTTCCATCCCACTTGATTGCCTTAATAATTGCTGCAGGCGCCTCAATTAGAGACGTTACAGTAAAGAAAGTCATCCAAGGATGCTCCTTAATAAATTCACCAACTCTTTCAGATAATGTTCTTCTTTCTTCTGCCATAGTAATTTACCTCCATAATAGTCGTTGAAAAAATAAAGAGGACCTGTTAGATCCTTCTTTACTGGTGATAACTATTTACTGAATTTTCTTTTCAAAGCAGACCACTTATCTTTAAACCAGGTGTGAGCTGTTTTAATACCTTGCCCATTGTTGACTGTACAGTCAAGCATTGCACCAAGGGATACGATCTCAACACCAAGTTTAACCCATTGTCTTACTTCTCTAGATCTTTCAATGTTCTTAGCCATAGTTAAATCCTCCTCGTAATAGAAGCTGAAAAACAAAAGAGCTTGTTAGGCTCTTATTCAAGAATATAAACATTTCCAGGAAGTTCTATCTTCGCAGATCTGTCCATTTTATGCTTTCTCTTATATTGAAACATAAGATTAGCCTTTGCTCTGGATTCAGATTCTGCTTGAGTACCTCCCTTCCACAAATCGTCTATAACTTTCCCAAATTGAGTAACTGCTCCTTCATAACGATAAAGTTTTCTTTCGTTCATAAACTTTACCTCCTTTTCATAAAAGAGGCAGAAAAAGAAAAGAGCTTGTTAGGCTCTTAATCAGACATAGATTTCATGATTTCTTTGTGACAAGAATTTATTTCGTTAAACACATATTTCCTAAGTTCGTCAATATCCATATCCGTACTAGGTTTAATTTGTGTAAAACCTTTTTGTTTCTTTTCCTCAAATATATCAGTGATCTCCTCACGTCTTTTAATTCTAAACATAATTCTTTTCTCCTTCTCATAATAGAGTCAGAAAATTATACGAACTTCTTTTGCTGTCTGTCCAGAATATAAAAGAATTTACGATACATCTGGTAAAACATGTCTCTTCCGCATGGAACTCCATCATGCATTCTGAAGTACGAATAAGTCAGGCCTTTAGTCACAGCCTTGAAAATATAAACTCCAAGAACCGGATCTGTAGCCAAAGCGCACTTTTCGATCATGTCCATCTTGTCCAAATACCTTTGACGTACATCCAAGCTTTCGTCGTCTTGCAAATGGCTATTAGAACTTACACGAATCACCCCACCGGGAATTTTTTCGCATAACGATTCGTAAATCTTCTTGAATTCCGGGTATTGCAAACAGAAATGCTTAAGCTCATAGTAACGATGTTTTGAAATATAATACTGGTTTTTCTTTGATACTTCAGATCTAATTACTGTTCCCATCGTACATATACCCCGTTTCTTCATATAATCTTTTCGGTGAAATATAATAATTGATTCTACCTTTCTTAGATCCCATTTGGCTTACGTTAGTAATACGTTCGCCGTTCCTTGTAGCAAATCCGATTGGCAGCCATCCGGATATCAATCCAGCTCGTATCCAGTTTTGGTCTTTCTTATAGACTCTTGCTGCGATTTTAACTGGTACGCTTTTTTCGCAAAAAATAATAGGACTTGTTACAAATTTGTTAGAAATCATATGCTTTTACCTCCGATGTACCAATAGTAAAAAGAAAAGAGGTAACCTACATACTGAAAATATAAGTCTTAAGCGAAGACCACGTATTTCGAAAGAGGTATGAATAATGATTGAGGACAAAACAAATCATGAAATGATTGGGTAATGGCCTCCGCTTAAGACTGGCAACGTGGCCTGGGTATTGGCCAACGACAAGCAGTTCAATAAATATCTATATACGCAAAAGAAAAAGAGACTTTAATAAGTCTCTAACATGTACCAAAAGTAGCCATGATTTTCTTTAAATAGTTACGATCTCTGCCCAGAACTAAGCAAATTGTTTCATCATCGAAACCTTCTTTTCTTAAATCCCGAGCTGTGTAATAATCAGCTAACAATTTCTGTCCAAGTCTGACTCTTTTAGTTTCTTTAGTGTTTTTCATTATATAAACCTCTCCTTTTCATAATAGGAGATGAAAATTACGCGAAATAAATTCAAGTAAAAATAAAAAGAGTCTTAAATAGACTCTCTGATTACTACATGATTTTCTAATATAACTTCTTCACCATCTACATTTCTTTTTACTACTTTGCGAGTACCAACTTCTGCAATTGGTATAATCTCATCCTTTTTAATGTTATAAATAGCGATAGGAAGTTCTTGATCATACTCTTGTAGTGCTTCAATTAAATCTTTAACTCTCTTCATTTTGATTTCCTCCTTCATAAGAGCAGCCGAAAAACAAAAGAGTCTTATGCAGACTCTTCGTTTGATTCTTTGACAACAGATTTCTCTGTCAGGATGCCGATGTCTTTTAAATGACATTCAAGCCCATCGATCTCTGTGCTAAGTTCCATCATCTTAGCTTTGAGATGTTTAGCTTTTTGCCTTTCTTTAAAAGCTATAAACAGCGATCCAATTGTAATTAAGCCTAGTAATTTGTTGCTCATTTTGAATCCTCCTTCATAATAGGAATGGTAATATTCGCGAAAAGAAAAGGACTTAGTAAGTCCTTAATCTAATTCTTTGCATGCCTGATTAAAATGCCGTACATATATGCTTAGCTCTCTTATTGCCGTTTCTGCTTCATCACAACACTCCTGCTCAGTCGAATAAGTCTCCTGATCAAGTATTGTTAAAGCTTCCATGGCTTTATCTTCTATCGCTTCAGCATAGTATAATAAAGCATCTTTCTTGCAGCTGAAATTAGATAAATCTAAAACCTCCATATTGTCCTCCTTCATAAAAGACGGAGTTATTTCTGCGAAATACAGTTTTCACTTTGTTCAAACAGAAAAATAAAAGAGGATTTATAGTCCTCTTTATAGCCATTCATGTTCCAAGGCTTCTTTATAATGCTTATAAAAAATATCAACCCATCTGGCATTACGATTTGACTCATCAAAGTCTGGTTCGTCCTTGTTCAAACATTCCAGAGCTTTTGCTGAGAAATCGAGCATACCTTTTGCATAATATCTTAATGCATCCTTTTTAGTCTCGAAATGATTAATGCTATAAATACCCATCTTTATTTTCCTCCTCATAATAGAACACGAAAAATAAAAGAGCCAGTGCTCCTTAACCCCTTTTCGGATCGGATTCAAACCGACGCTGATAGCTTATCCGTACATATAGGATTTCTATACGGAGTACGATCGTCATCGTAACCAGGATTCAAACCTGGCAGGCCCAATTAGTTCAACTCTTTTATTTCTCCTCGTAATAGAACACGAAAAATAAAAGAGACTATGATAAGTCTCTAATTTTTGACAGCAAATTAACTACATCGTTGTCTGTTAGCCGGCCCTCTACATCGTCCGTGATGTCCGTATCATATACAAGATGAAAATCATCAATAATATCCGGATTTCTGTATTCTACAACAGCTAGCTCCCAAAGATCCTCATCGGATCCATATGAGCCAAAGTGTTTTACTACAGATGCTCCATATCCATTATCAAATTTGAATAAATACTGAACTCCGTTGAATAAAGGCCCCTTTTTAATTAAATAGTTTTCAAAACCGTCATAATTTAAATTCTTTGTCATACTCTTTTCCTCCTTCATTAAAGAGTATGAAAAATAAAAGAGACGCTAAGCTTCAGCGTCCCAAGAATTGTCTTCTTCGTCACAAATACGCTTGACTCTATCTTTGCCGATCCAATCTTCGCCATAGCGGTCAAGTATTTCCTGACGAGAATATCCTTCTCGATACATATCTAAAACTAGTTTGTCTCTTCTTTTCATTTCGTTACTTAATTTACTTAATTTCTCATCTGATTTATTTAGTTTTTCAATCAAACGTTTACGTTCAATCTCTTGCTTAGCTTTTCTATAAGACTTCACAAAAGTTGAACCTAACACGATAGTGTTTTTAACAACTACATAAATCCCGATAATTTCAAATAAATTATATTTCATAACGTAATTCCTCCTCATAAGAGAATAAGTTATTTCTGCGAAATACAGTTTTCACTTTGCTCAAACAGAAAAATAAAAGAGCCTTATTCAGACTCTTTAGTCAAGCAAAGGCTCTTCAACAACATATAATTCATGTTCTTCAACAACCCCTGTAAGTGAATATTTGATACAACATTTTATTGATCGTCTTATCACTCCGTTAAAAAATACTGTTTTATCTTCAGATATTTCGCATTCGTCTTCTGAAAAACCATCTGATTCTATTAAAAACTTTTTGATATCAATTTCTTTAATAAAATCAATTGCGCTTTTTCTAGTTTTAAACACTTTTATCACTAAACAGTATTTTTCATCATAATCTCCGTAATCAACATCCGTTTCATCTAATACTAAATACACAGTGTCATTCATTTTGAATTTCCTCCTCATAAGAGTCAGAGAAAAATAAAAGAAGCTTAAATCTTAGCTTCTCTCATCCAGAACTCAATTTCAACTTTTGGATCCATTTTTAAGCACCCTATAAGTTGTAATTCATCGCCTAATTTGTAGGTCATAATATTCCTTTTCATTTGCTTATTGATCCAGGCAATATAATTGTTCTCTGATTCTGTTCTAATATAGTCATTGTACTCAGTAAGTTCTGTCCAATCTTTACCCTTGTTTTCTTCAAAATAATTCGGGTGAAGTTCGTCCCATTTCTTATTAAGTTTTGAATAACCTTCGTCAGAATTACAGATTTTAGCATAAACATTATGTGTCTGCATTAGCTCTTCTTTCATAAGCTTTTCTAAACCAGGAATAAACCTAGCGAACGATTTCTTAAAGTTTCTTATCTCATAGTGCACTTCAAAATATAATTCGTGTTCCATTTGAATTCCTCCTCATAATAGACGAAGAAAAATAAAAGAGGAAATTAATCCTCATAGTCATACTCGATCTTCACCGAAACATTTTTTATGTGCGGATCCGATTGCTTTATTTTATCAGCCCAAAATAGTTCTTCAAGATTGGGCTTTTTCTTTATAAGCTTTCCATTAATCTCTTTCTCTGCTTGCTTCAGTAAATCAAGTGACATTTTATTCATAATTGAATTCCTCCTCATAAGAGAACCAGAAAAATAAAAGAGCCTTATTCAGACTCTTTAGACTTTTTGTCTTTATTTCTTACAAGTTTACGACCGATAAAATATATAGCTGTAGTAAATAGCGTACCAATAAATATTCCGTGTTTATTTCCTTCATCGTATGCATCCGTCAAAGCAGGATATACGAAATCCGGATTAAAATCGATAATTGGTTCAGCTAAATCATTAAATATATTATTAACGGTTTTTTCTCTATGTGTAAGCATAAAAATCTCCTTTCCATTAAAGAACTAGAAAAATAAAAGAGGACATTAGTCCTTCTTATCCCAATACCCAAATCCATGAGTTTTGAAATATTCGTCAAATGTCCAGTTTTTCTTTTTCGGAATCTCAAAGTCACCCATAAGCATCGGATGCGCATATATTGTGGCTATTGCAACACGATATGGATTAAGTCTATCAAGTGGCTTCAAATGTTTTACAACAAAATCAGCAACATCATGATCATAAACCTCAGTTCCATCATCTCGTGAGCTATACCCATAATCATCGTGATTCTCAAAATACTTATTAAGTTTTTTCATAATAAATTCCTCCTCATAAGAGAATGAGATATTTCTGCGAAATATAGTTTTCACTTCGTTCAAACAGAAAAATAAAAGAGCCTGTTAAGCTCTATTATTTTGAAAATACAAAATGTGATTAATATAACTTTCTATTAAAGTTTTCTTATACTCTTTTAGTTTTTTTAAATCGCGTTTCGATACAACAAGCATTCTATACATTTGATTATTATGCATAAAAGATGGATAATATTCAATTTGTGCATAAGTAAATAGCAAATTATCACGATAATCTTTTTTACATAAATAATTAAAATATTTTATCTCTCTATCTGATTGCGTAAAAAGAATATAAAAGTCTTTATTATCTATAATTTCCATTTCGATTTTCTCCTTTCATAAGAGAATTGGAAAAATAAAAGAGCCAGTTAAAGCTCTTCTAATTCCGGAAGGTTAATTATATAACCTTTGTTAAAAGTAATATTCACAGAACTTAAGTCAGTCCAGCCGTAATGCTCTAATTCCTGATTAATCATATTATCTAGATTGCATAATTCGTAAAACTCGTTTGCCATTACTGCACCATCTCTATAGTAGTATTTAGCAAAATCGTCATAACTGTATTCACTCAATTTTGAATGATACTCACCGTTGACCGGATTTAACCGAACACCTCTAGGAAGATAGTCAACAAACATATCACCATTATGTTCCCAATAAATATCGCCATTAACTATTTTCTGCATGCAATTTACAACTGCTTCTGCTTCTGCAAATGTCGAAAATTTAACTTCTTCAATTTTCATAATTTTTCCTCCTCATAATACAGTTGGAAAAATAAAAGAGCCTTATTTAGGCTCCATGCTGTTTTTGACGAGATGCCAATCTTTGTCATCCCATAATCTTTCAAAAGTCTCTAAATCATCAGAATCAACAGTAACCTTTTCATCTGTGATTTCATTTTGAAATACTATAGTAAAACCCATTTTGCATTTCCTCCTTCATTAAAGGATCAGAAAAATAAAAGAGTCAGTTAAGACTCTTTCTTTAATCCTCTAAAAGTACTTCATTAATATGCAATAGTTTAACTATCCCATTGTTATTAATATGATCAATGTATTCTTCTGCTTTTTCTTTTGTTTTAAACGCAATGATAGCATCCGAAGCACCGTAATCATCACTATAATCAGACGGATAGTCTTCTACTACAACATAAATTTTCATATCTTTTTCCTCCTCATAAAAGTAAGAGAAAAATAAAAGAGCCTGTTAAAGCTCTTTATATAAGTTCGAATTCTTCAATGTATAATATTACATCCCAAATATCAGATCCATAGAAAATTGAATCATCAAGCATGTACTCATTATTTAATAATGTTTTAATACTCTCATTTATTTCTTCATCAGAATATCGTGCGAATACATAGCCATCTTTATCTTCGTGGCATATAATTTTTCTTTTGTTTTCATAATTATTATCGATTAAAACTTTAATGTTATCGAAATAACCATGATCTAGTCCAGATTTCTCAATGTCATAATTTGCTATGTATTCTTTAGCTTTTTCCGATGATCCAGCAACACATAACAAATATGTATTATGCTCATGATCCTCATATTCTCCTCTATTAGATTCTTCTTTTAAAACACAATATACTTTCATTTTGAATTTCCTCCTCATAAGAGTCAGAGAAAAATAAAAGAGTCTTATTTAGACTCTTCATTAGAATTATATCCGATATAAAGCACAGTTGTATCAGTTCTTTCATTATAATGCTCGTGAACATGAGTTATTGGACCCTCTACATAACTCCAATCATCTCCGTCGCCAGCTAGTCCATCAATACAAACTTCCATATAAGGATTAAGTAATTCTAATTTTTCTTTAAGCTCTTTTACTGTCATAAATATTTCCTCTCTTTCATAATACACTCTGTAATTCGCACGAAGGTTACAATGTGGTATGATGTAATCGGTTCGTACATTGTCATATGAGAAAGGAGAGTAAATTTACATGACAAGAACCAAACGCCATATGAAGCTGCCAAACGGCTTCGGACAGATTACTAAGATCCGAGGAAACCTGAGAAAACCATATCGAGTAATGACCACTGTAGGAATATCAGCAAAAGGAAGACCGATCTGTAAGATACTCAAGCCTCAAGGATACTTCGAGACGTACAACGAAGCTTATTACGCTCTGATGGAGCATCATAAAAATCCATATGATGTAAGCCAGGATACGACATTCGCAGAACTGTTCAAGGAATGGATTAAACTTAAAGCTGATACAGTATCTGAAGGAAGACTAAGGCTGCTGAAATCAACATTCAAGAATCTCTCAGATCTGCACGATATGCCTATGCGTGAAATAAAGCCTAGAATTATACGTGCTCAGATGGACAAATTCTCGTATCTGGTAAGAGGACCTAAGGACGTGAAGACTTTGCTGAATTTGGTATTTGACTATGCTATTGAAAACGAGGTAGTTGAAAAGAACTATGCGAGAGAAATCCGATCGAACACTAAGATCGAAGAAGGAACTCACCATATCTTATTCGAAGATGAGGAAATATCAGTCTTATGGAGTCATTCAGACGAGCCGGACGTTCAGATGATCCTAATTCAGTGCTATACCGGTTTGAGGCCTGGCGAATTAGTTAATCTAAAAGCTGAGAATATCTTTCTTGATGAGAACAAGATCGTGACAGGATCTAAATCTGATGCCGGAAGAAACAGGCAAATACCTATTCATCCTTGTATTCTGGAATTTGTAAAACATTTTCTGAAAAAATCATCCGGGAAAAATTTTGGATTTCTGTTTTGCGATTCTTACAGCGAAAAAGTAAGGATAGAAAGCTACAGAACCTCATTTAAGGACATTATTGAGAAATATCAGCTGAATCCTGAGCATAAGTGCCATGACCCTAGGAAGTTCTTTGTTACTACTGCTAAGAAATATCAACTGAATGAGTATGCAATTAAGCGGATCGTCGGACACAAGATCAAGGATTTGACTGAGAAAGTCTATACTGAAAGATCGTTTGACTGGTTATACTCTGAAATTTGCAAAATTAAGAGTGTATGAATAATGTACAAACGGGGCAAGATTAATGGCTTTTAACCACATCCTACCCCGTTTAAAATATCAGTAATTATGCATGTTTTCGCATAATAATTAGTTAAATGGTGATCAGTACGGGATTAATTAGCATCATAAAAACCCTAATAAATAAAGCATTTTATTGAATCACTGTATGAACAATGTACGAACCACGGCAAAAATAAAAGGACCTGTTAAGATCCTTTTAAATTTGATTCAACTTTATTACGATATTTATCATATTCCATTTTTAATTGAGAATAAGAAGATTCTAAAGCTTTTATTCGTTTAGTTCTTATTCTATATGCATTACTACAAATAAAATCTATTATGCCGATATCATTTGTATAAATTGGACAGTATTTTAAGAACTCTTCTTTAATGTTCTTTAAAACTCTAATTCTCTTACTTTTCTCAATTATTTTAGGCATTCCTTTATTTTTCATAATTAAGTTCCTCCTCATAAGAGAACTGGAAAAATAAAAGACAGCTCCCTCAGCTGAGTGAAGGAGCTTTAAAACACTTTTCGACAAATTTGATAAAAGAAAATAAGCTCCCTCTTTTGAGAGAGCTTAAATTTAGCCTCTGACTTTATCCAAGAGGGTCAGTATTAACATATTCTACATTTGGAATCTCCTACTGTTAAAATGAGAGTAGCACCACCCGTTAAGATTGGGATGACCCAATTCTTGAAAATGTCATATGTATTATCGGAGAGTTTCATTTAGGACTCCTTTCTTATAAATTATTAGGCATCATCGTCGCCGCCGCCACTCTTTCGTTTAGGATAGCCAGTTGGTGAATCTGTGGTGTAATCAATACCTTCACCAAAATAATTCATTGAGACTTTATATACACTTGTGTCATTATACGAAAATACAAAATTCACAGCATCAAAACTATATTGCACACCTTCATAATCTTCTTCATTTCGTACCATACCAACTCTCATTCCACTCATGATAGCGTTTCTAATTTCTTCCCATGTATGATTTAAAGTTCCATTTTCATCTTCAGTAAGGATTAATACACCACCCGAAGCAATCCCATCTTCCATATGGTTCAGTTTCTCTTCAGTTATTACGTCGCCTGTGTTCCAAGTCTGTTTTTCGTAAGCCATTAATTTTTCCTCCATTTTGATTTTTATAGTCTTTGCGAAACTAAGTCCTTTGTGGTGTGCTGGTAAGATTTAGTCATATAGAAAGGAGATTACATGAATGTGCCAAACGCCAAGAAATGAGCATTCATGCTATATGGTAAGAATCAAAAGAAATAACTTGCCCGCAAAGAAAGGATAGCCGCAACATACCAGCACACCATAAAAGACAGCTCCCTCAAGTTGAAGGAGCTTTAAATTAATCTAATTTATTTTTAAAAGTTGCAGTTCCTTCTTTTACAATGACAGCTGGTTTAAAAGTCGGTGCCGCTTCGAGCTGAGGTACTACATAATAGACCAAAAAGCCTTGGCAATCATTTGCCAAATATTGTTTGCCACTCGGAACGGATGCTTCGTCCGCAGGTAATACCGTTTTAATTTTTCCTTTTACACAAAGCAATAAATTCAAATCAAAATCATTAACATATACCCAATTACTTGCGATAACATCATTCAAATCTTCACTAACTTCTATAAAATCAGCCGTGTCATTGTTGATCTTGAATACTACATCATTTCTTATATTAACAGGGATAATTACGCTATTAATCTTTTCTTTAAACTCGCTGTTTATTTGCAGATCTTCATCTTTAATCGTCAACGAATGCGTTCCGGCTTCCGATGTAAAGAGCGAATATCCATTTATATCTAGAGAGATATTTAATGGGTAGTTCTCAAAAGATGGGCCGTCATCTCCACCTTCGCCATAGAAAACCATCATGCCATCATCATGATATGGCAACAAGTATTCTTTTCCGTTAAAAATAACTTTTAAATCGCTTTCTGGCAGTTGTTTTGTTGTAGTAAAAGTTCCGTCATTGAACCCTCCGCCGTCAGCTGTCGTCACTTCCCCATCGAAATATGTTACATTCTCAACAGAGTAGATTCCACCACCTGTAGAAACACCATCTTCAATATGATTAAGTTTCTCTTCAGTAATTACATCACCTGTGTTCCATGTCTGCTTTTCGTACATTTATAGGTGTCCTTTCTTACATAACGCCGCCACCGCCATCGTCAGCAATAGTGAGTTCTGGATATCCATCCTCAAAGCTTGTAGAATAACTGATTACATTAGTGTTGCCAATTATGTGTGCATTGATGATAAAGCCATTACCATTTTTTGACGCAACAAACCCAGTTACAAAACATTGGGACTCAACACGACGTATCATTACGATAGTGCCACTATCATAAGCATTGCGGATTTCTTTATATGTTTTGTCTAAGGTAGAACCGATATCTTCATTATAATTTTCATTTACAATAAGAACTCCACCTGCATTGGAGATGCCATCCTCAATGTGATTAAGTTTTTCTTCGGTGATTACATCTCCTGCATTCCAAGTTTGTTTTGTGTACATAATATTCTCCTTTATTAATTAGTGAATATCGCCACTACCACCATTGTCTGGATATCCGTCTTCTGCCGCGGTTGCATATTCCTGATTGGTGAAAGTAACACTAAATGGTTTTGTACTACTGCCGGCATTAGTGATTTTAAGTAAACTACCGTAGGTTTCACTTCCAGATCCAACACCAACCGCGGAATGTAATAAAACTTTCGCACCGTTTATATATGCATCGTGAATTTCTTTCCACGTTTTATCTAAAGCTCCTGTAAGTGTGCTTTGGTCCATAGTTTCATTTACAATAAGAACTCCGCCACCAGTATTATTAAGTTTTTCAGCGGTGATTGTTTCACCTGTAGTCCATGTGTAAGCCATTAATTTTCCTCCAAATTAATCAAAGAAGACCTTTATCTTGAAGGTCTTTTACTTCATGTTTAATATAACTGTTCTGCTTCTTGTCAATATACAGATCGTATTCTTCAAAGAAACGTTTCTTACTGATCTCATCAAGAGGCTGGCCAGTTCGTTTAATTTCAGATAATTCCTGAACCAAGAAGTTCTTAATTCCTTGCATTTCAACTTCGTCGATTCGTTTGTTTAAAGGCTCCAAAGCCTTGTTTACTGCTTTCTTCACAGAGTAGTAAATCGTAGCTAAGGAGCCTACTAAGGCAATGATGAATTTTGCAGCATCGCTAATATTGCCTAATGTAATATTTTCCATGGTTTAATCTTCTTCCTTCTATATAAATTTCTTGACAATTTCAGCAATCTGCTGCATGCCTTCTTTGTAACTATCGCGTTCGTTCTTTAAATTCGTGACAGCATCTGTAATTGTTTGTAATGCTCTTGAAATATCAGTATCAGTCTTCTTCGGAAGGAAGTCTGTAGTGATATCAGAGCACCATCTATCTTTAGAAATCTCGTACCAGTATTTAATGTCTTCGCCTCTTTGTTCTTTGTAATACTTTTTATCTGCTTCAGAAGCATTCTCAATAGCGTAGACATTATAATATCCGGTATCTACATGACCTACAATCGATCCAGATAATGAAGGACTTGTACGAATTCTAAGACTTGTATCTGTCGTTCTGATCTGGTCGACAGTTTCATTTCTCTCAACTGATGGAATCTTATTTGGCATAGACAAAATATAAGCAGGTTGTGCACCAACTTTCCTATTCATTTTATCTAAAGGCCATTCATGATACATTCTTGAAGGATAATTCTTCTCAAAATACTCAGATACCTGCTGAAGAGAAGTGAAACGAGACCTAGTGTCATATGATCCATCAGATAAAGTAGATACACCGTTCTCTCCAGTATAAAAAGAACCCCTAATCCAAGGAGTTCCGTCCACTATTTTGAAAACTCGACCTACATGCGGAACTGCTGTCCATTCAATTATATCGCCAACCTTAAGTTTGGAATGATCGAATGGAATTAAGTTCCAGTCATTTGTTAAATGCTCATGCCAATGCGAAGCGCCAACAACTTTAGAAACCGGTCTAGGAGTTCCTGTAACACCACAATCACCAATGACAAATGTAGTGCAATCCGGTAAACAATCTTCTATAGTTGCTACAGGATTAAATGCTGGATCCCAGAAGTAGTAATGGTATTCTCCACCGTATTTGATCTTATCTAATGTGAGATCTACCATAGCTTTAACCCTGCCCTTCTAGATCGATAATGGCTTCCTGTACTGTTGGTATTTTATTGGCATTTTCGACAATTTTATCAAGATCAACTTGACGTTTAATTCCTGCATATTCATATACATTCTGAATCAACTTAGCTGCCCAAACTAAATAGACACCACGTTTTGTGATGTCTACTGCCTGAGCTAATGTATAAGTTGTTTCTCCGATCGTGATTTCAAATTCTCCACCAAATATCTGTGAAGCTGCAATAAGACAGAGAATTGAAACCAACCAAAGAGCGTAACTGCATATGCCATCAATCAGCTCTTGTTTATTATAAGAGCCGTCTTTACGAGCTTTCATTACTCCTGAAGCTGTATTACCAGCCATAAGAAGCGTTACAGCCATGCCAAAATATAAAAATGATGTTACATCAAATTTCATAGTAACGACTCCTTTCTTTTAAGATTATTTTTATTTACTCTAGACCGCCATCTGGATTAAATACAGGATACTCATTATCTGCTGCTGCAGAAAAATCATAAGCCATGCCATTATATCCATCTTTGGCACCAATTACTCTTTGAATGTCAGTATCTATAATCATGTTTACAAGAAATTTATTCTTAGTACCATTATTACTATCATCAAGGCATATAACGACAACCATAGTGTTGAATGCATCTGCTATTTCTCTAAATGTTTTATCTAAAGTATGGCTGTTATCAACATCAGATACAGTATCATTTACGAAAAATATATTACCAGTATTATTAAGTTTTTCAGCGGTGATTGTTTCACCTGTAGTCCATGTGTAAGCCATTAATGTTCCTCAGTATCATCGGATGATTCACTTGGAGCAACAACAGCTGTACCTACAACAGCTGTACCTACTACTGCGCTGTCGCCGGAATCAGATTTGCTATCTCCAGGAACAAAGCCCATAAGATCCTGATATGCTTCACCTGAGAAATGATTACCGACTTCATAGAATCTCTTAGTTAAAGAGGCATCTTTATACTCTAAAAATTGAAGAGTTTCTGTTTTCAGATCTTCATATCTCGTCATCGATGTGCCGTTACCTAAAGTAACAGGAACTACTTCATCTAAGTACATTGCTAAGAATTCGTTATCAGTAACCGGTTTCTTAAACTCAGCGTCTTTGAATAAGAATGTGTTTCCGTCTTCTTCATAGAAGTAAACGATCTGTGCCATTGCATGGACGTCATCTGTAAATTCATAAATCAGGCCTTTGAATTTGTCACGCATATCTAATGAAGTAGCTTCATTAAGCATTTCGCTAAAACTCTTACCTGTAATCGTGCTGTTTGCCATTTAAATCCTCCTCTATTTTGAATTTTCACTAACCGATTGTAACGGTAGTGCCATAAGTATTAGCTGTCTCAACGTAAGGAATCGCTTCGACAGTAACTTGAGATAAATAGTCATAGTTTGCATCCGGTGTAATGACTTGCTGTGATGTTGTAGGTGTAGCAGATTTAGCTTGAGCTGAAATAGCTTCACCTGTATAAGTACCAGTAACGCCTAAGATCTGTACACCGGATTTAATATTTCCGGCAATGATCTTATTCTGTTCAGTTGAACTAATTCCAACCTTTCCAGATCCATCATGAAAGCCAATAGGAATCGTATACTGTCCTGCTTTTGTGCTAATTGTTCCTGTAACGGCGCCATTATTAACCATGGTACCTGTGATCTTTTCACCATCAACATAAGCAGTCTTGGTTGCTAAAATCTCATCTGCAGTAGCAGTTGCATCAGAAGTATCTGAATCAAACGCACATGTACCAGTAATTACCGCACCAGAACGGTCATGAGCCTTATAACCAGATAAAAGATGAGCTGCGTCAACGGTGTCAGACGTAAGGTCGATCAGTGTATCACCACCGAATATAACTTTATTTATAGCCATAATTACGTTCCTTTCCTGTAATTTTGAGCATTACTAAATAATGATGTGATCTCCTGCTCAACCCACACACCATTTACTTTCTTATAGCCTTTAGTAACTTCTACCCAGGCTCCATTATTTTTCCAATACAAAATATCAACGGATACAGCTCCAATAGTAACAGCGATTGTAGCATCTCCAGTTGTTGTAAAACTGTATGTATAGTGATCTACATTACCGCTTCCAGTTGAATATGTTACGACAAATGTAATTCCTTCAACTAATCCACCGTAGTAACCAACATAATGCCTCAAAGTCACATTATCCAACTCAGATCTTGTAGGAATGTCGGTCGGAGTTACAGTAATCATTGAGCTATTAGTACTAGGAAAATCAACTTCTTCGCTTATAGCTGTAGAACCTTGATACAGAACACATTGCGAAACATAGGTAGAACTTATGGTATTTGATTCTCTATGTCCGTAACATCTAACCTGAATATCTTCTATAACTGCATTACTCGGAATTGAACTGAAATCAAAGCTATATGATGCATATCCAGTAGAACTACTCGATGCATACATATTCCTATCTTCAGCATTAGTATTAGGATTTTCTGCAGAATATCCAACACAATACTCAGCATATGATGAGCCACTTTGGATTCCACTAGTCGTACTATCATTTGCTGTAAAATTAGCAGACTGGCCTGTTCTATGAGCAACTAATTGATTAGTTACGTCTACTCCATCGTGTAAAACTGTAACTGGATCTGACTTATTAGTTGGAGTAATTGTTAGTTCGTACTCTACTCCTTCTGTAGTATTATAAGTTCCGTTCGGATCTATAGTTCCATCACCAGTAAGTGTTGAAGTAATAACAACCGGATTTGGAATTGTATAGTCTACTTCAATTTCGGCACCATAAATATAAACGTAGCCTGTTGTATTTCTAGACGCACGTCTACAATTGATTCTTATACCAAAGTTATCACCGTACGATACAATATCATTCCAGTCTTCGCCAACATTAGTAAATTCTCTTACTGCGACTGTCGTAGTGATCGCAGAACATGTTGAAGTTATCTGCGAAGTTCCGTGACATAATTTCGGAGCATACGATGAGTTTGTATTTACACCAGATTCTCTTGCTTTTAATTTAACTGTCCAGCTATTGATCGTAGCATTTGCCGGAATATCATCGAAGTTAAATCCTCTGATATAGATGTAGTATGATGTCGTACCGTTTTGAGAGTTCGTTACAGTAGCATAATCGGTGTCGTCTGTATTTTCATACATATTATCTGCATTTGTAACTCGTAAATACGATGCATTTGACAGGTAATAGGTACTCGGAACTAACCTTATAGTCGCCATCAGCTAGCCACCTTCAGATAAATATCACCATCTGATCCTAGTGATGAACTTGGTTCTGTAGTTCCTGTGTAATACGTTATAAATGAAAGAGTCCCAGTTATGCGCGTCCCAGATTTGTCTGTTGCAGTTACTCCAGAACTAAGATCCGCAGCCGTAACAGTGTCAGATGTTAGATCGATCAATGTAGTTGACCCATATATGACTTTATTGATCGGCATAATATCAACTCTCCCCTATATAAAAAGTAGTTCCATATTCATTACTTGTGCTGAATTTAGGAACTTTATGAACTTTTATGTCTTTTTTACAGTATTTCTTTGCTGTGTCGAGAATCGTTTCTTTTTTAATGAAAGGATCTACTTCATAAGGTCCTTCATAAATTTCGATATCCCCAGAAGTTACTATAATTGCTGTATCTGTAGTGAGATCGTATTCGTATTTATTAGATTGAACATCGAATTCAAATTCATTTTTACTATTATCCAATGAAAGTTCGACTTCAATTGGTTTTTCAAATTTATCGTCTGAAGATAAATCTAATTCGTATTGACTAGATAAAATATCTAAACTGAACTCATTTTTACTATTATCTAATGTAATATCAACTTCAATTGGAAGATTTGGAATCATTGAAGAATTTCCCCAAGCAAGTTCTGTTTAACGCAAATCCGTTTAATCTCAGAGCATGCTCTTTTTCCATCTTCATAAGTCCAGTTTGCTTGAATATCTAACAGACCTTCTTTAAACTTTAAAGATTCTTCTTGGGAAATATAAACATGAATCTTCTTCGCTTCGACTGTTAAATCGTCACCACTTTTTGTGATAGAGGCAGGTTCATACTCTTGAGAACTCTGTGTAAAAGTTACATATACGTTCTGAGCTTGAGTTAAATCTACTTCTTCGTCACGTAAAGTCAATGTGAACGTTGGTGTTGTGCCTCTGATCATAAGCAGTAGCTCCTTTCGAATAAAAAAATGAGGAATTCGCTGTGTGCACTATTTTCCGGATATGTGGAATAACCAGATCAGCAAGGTTTTACAGTTTTATCAGGCAAATATAAGCATGCTATACGCATTATTGTCACTATAAAAAGTAGACCTAAAAATGCTTTGCCATGATCCCAGCCGAGAAAAATCTCTTATATGTAGGCCCAACCTCATTACCTTATTTGTTTAATTAGAAAAGTACTTTCTTTTTACCCAACTTCTCTTCCAAACGATGGATATCCGTTTTCCGAATCTGTACTATATTGAGATTCACCGAACATAACTTCAAATGGTTCATCAATTCCGCTAGTTTCATAGACTCCAATCACAGTTTCGTAAGATTCTCTTGCACTGAGACCCGCAGGAACGGAGTGTATTAAAATTTTCACACCGTTTATATATGCATCGTGAATTTCTTTCCACGTTTTATCTAAGGTGTTTTTTGATGTACTTTCATCATAATTATTATTTACAATCAGCACTCCGCCTGCATTTGTGATACCGTCTTCAATATGATTGAGTTTTTCTTCGGTGATTACATCACCTGTTGCCCATGTCTGTTTTGTGTAAGCCATTTTCTACTCCTTATAAGGTCTTTTAGTGTATCCAGTCTTGCATACACCGCATTCTTCGTTATTCCTAATCAACTGAGCAGAAACCGGATCATTCTCCATATCTTCCCAAATATCATAAATATGATCTTCATCGTATTCATCATCATGAATTTGGTCAAAGAATTCTTTGATGCCCATTGCAGGAATAATACCAAGCATAGAGCCAGATCCCCATTTATCAGTAGAGATCATTGAGAACATTTCTGAAAGCACCTGCTCAGAAATATCATTCTCTATGCGTTTATAACACTTGTGATAGAACTTTTTAACGTATTCCCAGTTCTGTTTGGCAAATACCGGCTGCCTAGCAAGTGTCTCAATATAGTAATAATAAAGCTGGAGCATACATGACACAGTCCATTGTGTGGCAGCACCAGAGAATGGTTTCTGCCGCCTGACGTTTTCAATAGCGTAAATCATGTTATCTGTCCAGCCGCATAAGCATTGGTCGTAAGCATACTGACCGTCGTTAATTCTAGTAATACTGTTTTCTTTATTATGCCAGTAGTACACAACGTCAGTAATGTAGCGTACTTGTTCTCCAGGATTATCACAAAGAAGTTTTACCCAGGTATTAAATCCAGTGTCTTCGTTTGCACGAGTTTCATTGAAATGGATCTTATAACGGTCAATAAACTCTCTGCGGTAAATTTTACCGAACATCCAAACCATATCATTTCCATGAGGAAGCATCTGCTGAAGGCTTTCTCCTAATTGCATGAACACTGCTGAGCAGCATTTGATGCTTGGATCGGCTTTAATGCCCTCTCGCAGTGTTTCTAGTGCCAAAGCACCGGCAAACGTATCATCGGCATCAATACAGGTAAAGAACTCATCTTCTGTGTTATCAATACCGTACTGTCTAGCAACACCTGGACCTCCATTTTCCTCGAGTTTGATTTCTTTAATACTCATGAATGGTTTAAACATTTTTACCAATGCCTGATAATCCCCGTTCGGGCAGCAGTCGTTGACGATTGTAACATCAAGATCATCTAAAATCGACTGCGCCGCGATTGAGGATAAAGTACGTAATAAAGTTCCCTGCGCCTTATAAGCAGGGATGATAATATCGATTCTATTTTTCTTCATGCGGGCTTCCTTTCTTTTAGTTATTCTGGAAATACTGCATTTGTATAAACATAAATATTAAAATCTGGACTGTAATAACCGTTGTCCATTTCGAGCCAACCATTATTTCCAGCAACACTACTATTTGGACGATAAGACATGTTATTGGCAGCGTCATACATAAAAAACGTATTTCTTAAATTTACAAAAGTAGACATATCAGTCCATATGTTTCTTCTAAAATTATCGTTTCTATCAATAAACATTCTAAATGCATCTACTATTGCACCAGAACCAAGCGTAATATCTGACATTTTTGTGCAATTATGAAACATTTTTATACAACGATTCATGCCGGAAGTTAGTCTAATCTTGTTAAAATTAATTAGAATATTTTGATTTAAATTATAGCAGTTGCTAAACATAGCAGTACAATCAGCAGTGTTGTTAGGAATATGTATATTTTGATTTAAATTATAGCAACTGCTAAACATTCCATAGCAATTAGTAACACTGTCTGGAATATGTATATTTTGATTTAAATTATAGCAACTATGAAACATAGCTATAGTACTAATACCACTGTCTGGAATATGTATATTTTGATTTAAATTATAGCAATGCTGAAACATGTATTGAACAGTACGAACATTATTAGGAATCTGAATATTTTGATTTAAATCATAACAATACGCAAGCATGGACGCAGTACTAGTAACACTGTTAGGTATCTGAATATTTTGATTTAAATTAGAGCAATTCGCAAACATAGACCCAGTGTTAGTAACACTATTAGGTATTTGAATATTTTGATTTAAACTAGGGCAATTCGAAAACATAAACGCAGTACTAGTAACACTATTAGGTATTTGAATATTTTGATTTAAACTCTGACAATTCGCAAACATAGATGCAGTACTAGTAACACTATTGGGAATTTGAATATTACAGTTTAAATTAAGGCAACTATTAAACATATATGCAGTGTTAGTAACACTATTAGGTATTTGAATACTTTGATTTAAATTAGAGCAAAGACTAAATATAAATGCAATGTCATTAGCACTATTAGGAATCTGAATATTTTGATTTAAATTACGACAGTTCGAAAACATGCCCCTACAATTAGTAACACTATTAGGTATTTGAATACTCAGGTTTAAACTAGAGCAGCTCACAAACATAGATGCAGCGTCAGTAACACTATTAGGAATCTGAATACTCAGGTTTAAACTCTGACAATTTTCAAACATATATGCAGTACTAGTAACGCTATTAGGTATTTGAATACTTTGATTTAAAAAAAAGCAACCAGCAAACATAGATACAGTGCGAGTAACACTATTAGGTATTTGAATATTTTGATTTAAACTCTGACAATTCGCAAACATAGATGCAGCGTCAGTAACACTATTAGGAATCTTAATATTTTTATTTAAAATATGACAATGCATAAACATATATTTAGTACTAGTAACACTATTAGGTATTTGAATATTTTGGTTTAAACTATGACAGTTAGAAAACATATAGTTACAATTAATAACATTATTAGGTAACTGAATATTTTGATTTAATGAACGGCATCCATTAAACATTCCATAGCAATCCGTAACACTATTAGGAATCTTTATATTTTGTTTTAAACTATTGCAACCATAAAACATGTCATGACAAACTGTAACACTATTAGGAATCCGTATATTTTGATTTAGATTACTACAGCCATAAAATGTATCAATACACTGTGTAATGCTATTAGGTAATAATACTTTACTGTTTAATCTTCCAGTATAATAGCATGATGGATTAGCAACTCCATTTGGAAAGTATATCTTCCCATTCCAGTAATTACCTTTTATTGTCATACTCGAATTGTTAACGCCATAATTACCATTTAAATCGAAAATAATAGAACAATTACTCACTGAGGTTCCAAAATTTATTTCCATGTGTTTACCTCCTATCCTAATACAACATGGTAGCCCTGAATTGTATCAGGAATCGTTAGTACTGTAAGACCATCAGCCACTATCTGAGCTGTATTTAATCCAGTCAGAATCAAATTGTCACCATCAATCGTGTAAACAAGATACTTCAGATCTGGTTCAACAATTTCAATATTAAACTGAGCTGTGTATGTTGGATCTACACCATTTGCGATCGGTTCTAAAGGCGGTTCCCATCCAATAAAAGAGTCTCCTGTGATTGATGTAGGTGTATCACCGGAATAAACTGCAGTCCCTCCATAAGGAATTCCTGTTTGAGTGTATAATGTTCCGCCGCCATCTTCTGTTGCTCTAACAAATGTAGCCGTATAATATCTAGTTCCAGGAGTGTATGCGGCATAGACATTTCTGTTTGCTACTACATTCTTAGTGGCGTTCTCTTCTTCCTGATCTTGATTTGGCTCCGTACTCCATCCGGCAAACGTAAATGTATACTGCGGAGTCGGTTCTCTCGTTGGTGTTCCGGTATAAGTTCCATTGCCACCATCCTGAATAGTTTCGCTATGAATTAAAGTACTACCGTTGTAATTGTAATAATACAGAGTAGAAGTAATATGCTCATAACCGACAGTTAATCCCGGATATCTAGCTTGAATTTCAGCAAGCCAAGAACCGGTAATAGATCCCAAGCCATTAATAGTTCCGTATACCTGAGCTTTATCAACGTTATTACCAGCTTCATCAAGGCCTCTCATGGTATCCAAGAAATCACAGAACTGCTCAACTTCCGTTGTAGTACTCATATTAAACGTAAATCCAACTAGTCTAATTCTTGAATTAGCAGGAATTGCATGTAATATAGTCCAAATATCGACAACAGAACTTACGTTTTCGAGTCTCAGCGTTGTAATATTCGCATAAGATGGCATTACAAATTCAGTAATTGCCTGCTGATTCCTGATAGTCAGGTTTGTTACAGTACTAGGTAAATGTAAAATCTTTAAGACACCACCATTTGGAAGTGTTACGCCTGTCACAGAAGTTCCATCGAAGTAAACATACTCAATATTGGAACAACCAGAAATATCAACCGCCTGAGTTAAATTAGGGCAGTTTCTAACGTCCAAAGTTTGCAGCAGAACGTTATTACCAAGAGTTAAGGTCTTAAGGTTTCCATTTGTATATGAACTAGAACTATCCCCTATTTTGAGATTCTGCAATTTAGTAGCCATAGAGAAATCTGCAAAGCCTACTTTTAAGCCTGACAAATCTCCAACAGAAGAAATTTGTGATGCTGAATAAATATAAATTTCAGTATCATTCAATGTATCGATTGGGCATTCAAGAGTTGTAGCAACACCTCTTTGTCCTCTCTTCTGAACTAAATAACTACCGTATTTAATTGACGGATAAATATCTGCATATGGCGTGACAGTAATATTATCCTTAGCATATCCTCTTACCTGAATTAAATCCGAAAGAGCATCGCCGGCATTAAACTTACTGTCCATATATCTAAATCTGTTGTACAGCCACCATTTACGCTGTTCGGATTTAGAACCCTGAAGCATATCCAAATAAGCACCTGTTCCATCATCAAATAATGGTTTCAGATACTTGAAATATGAGTCTTCATTAAAGATTGCTTCTGGCCATTTATCTTGGTGATCCTCAAATCTCTGTTCAACATTAGCATAGCTAAGAATCGTACCAGATCTTAATGACTGATACATCTGTTGAATCTGAATTGGGAATGAATCACGTAAATTACACCAAAGAACAGAATCCTGACCATTAAATACATTTGCACCACCGGAGAGATGGTCTGTATCTTCTAATGAATATCCGAATGCTAAAGAACCTTCGTTGTTAATACCAATAGCAGTATCCATATCATAAGGCTCTGCAACAGCTTTTCTATCAATTACAGTAACCTTAGTCGGATCTGTATCTGCTCCTGAGAAACCAATGAACAAGTTCTTAGCTCTCGAGTCAACCATCAAGAACAATTCAGTAAACAGATAATAGAAAATAAACGAATCTACATCCGCATAATTTCCGAATTCGTTCTTAAATTTAGCCAAACGATAATCTGCAGTATCATTTGTATACTCTACACCATCATAAGTTACAGATGCTGGTAATCTATCTCCAGTTGCATTTTCTCTATATGTCGAATAAACAAAAGATTCAAGCTCCTGAAGTTTAGAATAATCGGTCCAACTATCATTCGGGAACCTTGCTTCGTAGTCATATCTCCACTGTTCTTTTGATTCACCTGTACTAGGATCAAGTACCATGGTCTCGTCGAAGTAATCGGTCTTAAACAGCATCAAATTAGACGTGTTATTTTGAAATTCCCATGATTCCATATCACCAGAGTACCCGTAAGGACCTGGAGCACGCTTTGGTAAGTTGAAATTATACTTACCCATGAACGTTAATTCATTTGTATTTGTGTTATTCCAGAATAAAACGATTGGGAAACCATAAATGCCCCATCTTACTTTTGGATTAGCAAGCATTTCTCTTCTCTTTACAGGAGTAATATCATTGAAAAGCTTAACTAATTCAACGTTATTAGCACCTTCTGAGGAAGCTACGTCTGCTTTTAATACAAATCTATTAAATGGAACGATATTTTCAGCGAGTTCATAATTATCTGCATGCTCGCCGTTAATATCAAAGCCATTCTTGAATTGTAAGTCATAGTTCTTACTTGCGTAAACTGCTGATGAAGTACCCTGTACATTGATCTGACATGCGCTGAACGAGAAAGACTTAGCTGAATTTGCAGGATCAGTATAAGTTCCAGAAACCGTCTTTTTGTCTCCCTTATACTGAGGTAATTCAGCAGCATTAATGATCATATATGGCAAATCATTTGGCAGTTTACTGATAACTACCTGACCATATTCATCATAAATATCATTGTGATGATAACGATAAAGCAGATCCTCAATGTCCTGAGAATCGGCAATCCAGTTATCAAGAATCTGATGCCTGGTTAAGTTGTTATCATAAATACGAATATTATAAATATCAGTAGTACAGTAATTAGATCCGATTGTAATACCGACAGGATTCATTTGTGAGAAGTCATCATCTGCTGGATACTGAACTACACCGGACATAATTCCGTTTGTGTAAATATAAATAAGACGATTTTCGTTTCTCTTTTCGACTACGAAAGTGACACGAATATGTTCATCCTCTTTATACTGAGTAAAGATTTCAGACTGTTCTGATCTTAAGAAAGCTCTCTGTGCTGTTAATTCAAAACCACGATTTCCAGAAAGACAAGACAAAATAACTGAATCGTAATCAAGAATGTTTCTAGTTGCGAATTCAAGCTCTATTGTTTTACCTGTAGTTCTGAAGTCTTGAGCAAAAGCTTTATAAGGGATTGTAACTCTAGCATCACCAGCGACTCTTAAAGCTGTGTATCCGTTAGAGTCATTGATCCATCCATCGGATACAAAGTTAAAGCCTGTGAGCTGAGCTGAAATATCATTGTATTTCCAATTTGAAGGATCTTCTTCATTGTTAGATCTTCCCTGAGCTGTTAAATACAGTGATAAGTCATTTGTTTCAGCATGAACATCAATACCTGAATCTTCAACAGTTAAGGAGAACTCTTTCTCAACTTTACCGACAACAATCTTCATATCGAGTGGACCGATTTCATCTGGCCTATATAACCAAGTATGCTCGTTTCTATCGACAGTCAGTGTTGTTACTAGTTCGTCATTTGCATAAAATTGAGCTTGTGAAGTTAAACTATTTGCTGTATAAACTCTATACGGAATAGAAATCGTCTCATATTGTCTAGCTGTTGTATCTCTGAATGTTGAAGTGATAATCGGGACTACTGAAGATCCATCAGAAACGATCAAATCATAGAATAATTCATTTGATCGGACTTCAGTTCCATCAATTACACCTGTAAAATATACAAGTAATGTATGAGATCCATGCGCTAAAGTGCCTAAATTCTGAGATTGCTGTCTTCCAGAAGTTGTTACAATAGCCTGAGCTTCATCGATACCATCAATAACAAAGTGAACAGTCTTCTCAACATTTCCAGTTGGTGTGTAAGTATAAATCAAATATTCGTTCGAATTATACACAATAGATGGGTCAAATGATGAAGCAATTTTTAAATCTACAACTGTAACTGTAAATATAATACTTGAAGTATTGCCGTATACATCTGTTAATGTGATACGAACCTTGTTTGAACCCGTTCCAAGGTAGTTAGAAACATCAATATTCAGTAAACCCTGCGCAGCATCAGATGTATGCTTCACGATGTTATTCACTCTTACAGTTAAAGTTCCATTTCCTGTAGGGACTTCATCTTCTGTAGATGACCATGTTACAGCAATTGAAACTTTTGCACCAGTAGAGACTGTTTTGCTTAACCAGCCAGAGGAGTTAGTGACTTTAATGACAGCATTATTGCCGCCACCGCCGCCTCCTCCACCTCCACCTCCACCGCCGCCAATGCCGGTGATCTGGAAGAGTTCTTCATCATCATGCATAAAATAAGCTACGCCATCTTCGACGTAGCCCCTATTTACATAGTTAAGTAATTCAGTATTTAAGCTCTCAATATTTTGAGTATTAGTTGTAATGTCGCTTGTCAAAGCATCAACCTGAGCAGTAACTGCTTTATTTTGAATAGGATTGGTTGATGTATCACTAAGATCAGTATCAACCTTAACTACACCCTTCTTGGAGTCTGTTGCATCTGGAAGATACTTATCAAGAATCTGTACATCACCGGAACTGTCGCCAATGTACGGAACATGAACTTCAGTGTCATTAGCGAATGTAATTCCTACATATCTTAATCCAGGATCTGAAGCTTTAGCAACTTTTACAACACCATATTTATTATTAAGTGCTGTCGGAATATCTACAGCTCGATCTGAATCAGGTGTTAATGTTACACCATTTATCTTGATAGATTCAATAGTGTTTACTTCTGATCCAGCTTCAATATTTGCAAGTTTTGTATGGTCGTTAATAATTGGAGTAATATTATACTTTCTGGCTTTAACACCATCATCGATGACCAAGAAATACTCACCAGATAATTCAGTAAGTAATTCAAGATCAGTTATTCGTTTATCGCTCATGAATTATCCCTCCAATTCTTTAATCCTTTGTCTCCAAGTTTTACGTTTACGAATCGTATCTCGGTATTCCTTGGAATATTTAATATTGATTGCAATTATATCTCTGATCCATGTTAAAGGATTATCTAAAGCAATGATTTCCTCTAACCATTTAGCAGCAATATAATCTGTTTCTAATAATCTTTCTTTTAGTGTTTGTATCTCTTTTTTATTGTTTTCTTCTTCAGAAACCTTATTAATTTGGCTCCATTTTGAATTATCGAAGATGAGCTCATTCTTGCCTAATTTATACGCAGCCATACGGCCATTTGTAAAATCATAGTCATCAAGATTTAGCTCAACATAGTCTCTTTTCGTCCCAGTATGACGAATATAAACGCAATAACCATTGCTGTCCGTTACTACTTCGTATTTCATAGTGCTTTCTCTACCAAATACACATGCGTTTCAAAAGTGTTATCAAAACTATCAGATGCTACATTGGCGGTTGCCTTACTTCTGATTCTGCAAGTAAGTATTCCGGTTTCTTTATCGTATTTTTTCTCTAATTTATGAGTACAAGTAACTGACCAAGTACCTGCTTCGCCTCTAAAATGGTTAAATACATACGAATAAGGATTATCCGGAAGATCTGCACGACCTGTTTTATTTCTAGCTATGATAAAATTGTTTTCCGTATACTTGTCGTATTTTGTTGGAAATTTTTCCTTAATATTGAAAGTTTGATCACTTCCAAGATCGATAAGTTTACTTGGATCGACTACTAAAACCGGAGTTACTTTAACAACTTTTTTACTAGATCCCTCAAGAAAATGATTAGAAGTGAATGTTCCAGTATCAGAATCATATTTCTTAGCAAGCCATCCCCATATGGATAAATAACTTTCATCTCCAGGAACAGTTATACTATTGCTAGCACTAACATCTTCCATACTTAAGTAATAGAAGTTGTCTACTGTAAGATCCTTATACTTGCTAGTGTATTTCTTAATATCCCACTCTGTTCCGCTTCCAAGATTTACAATTTTGGAATTACCCCAAATCTCTTTTTCACCCAAATAAATTTGCCGTATTTCTTTTTCGCCGATATAAACTTTATCGACCTCTTTTTCACCCAAGAATAATGGCATAATTAACTCTCCGGAATAAAGTAAAGAGTGTGCGCATTTTTGGTTTCTAAAGCTGTGTAATCCGCATCTGAAATAATTTTAAAATTCAAAGTTAACTCGGAATTTGTTGCATCTAATTCTGGAGCAGCTTCTGTTCCAGCCATTGCAAAGTGAATGCCACTTACAGAAGTACCATTAGGGCCCATGACAGTCATAATGTTTTCTGCAGTATTAACTCCACTAGAGCCTGTAGTGATCTTATACAACGGAAGATCCCTTAAGGTACCAGATCCGTTAAGATTATCCTTCTTTAAATTTCCTAAAGAAGTAAGATAAACAAATTCGCCTCTTTGGCCATTAGGAGCATTTAAATTAATTCTTGCACAAAGATAGAATGTTGAATTAGATGGAAGCTGGTTATCGCCATCAAGTGTTTGTCTGCTCGTTATTTTGAAAAATGAGCCTCCAATAACCGCTTCACTTCCTGAATCGAAGTACGCTGTTAAACTGTTTGAAGAATAATGAAGCGTGAACTGATCTCCAACACCTTCGCAAACACAGTCCTGGCCCATTGTAGCGTATACAGCGCCGTCATATTTAGAATCAATCTGATAATTCTCACCAACATCATATAGCGTTTGTATTGCCATAATAAAACCTCCTTACAGTTTCTGATAAATAAAATTTCTAGATGTTTCGAATTCATCTAGAAGTCGTTTAGGATCATAAATACGAATATTAAAATCCCTATGAAAATATACATTAGACTTGTCGATCGAATAAGCCTCGAGTAACTCATTGATCAGTCCTATAGTTCTATCTAACGATTCATCAAACTTACTATCACTAAGAGTTGAGCAAATAGCTATCGCGATTGTATATTTGTCTCCAAAATCTTTATACATTCCTGTGTGATAGACCATAAAATCGTTAGGCATTAGCTGAATTGTTGTTTTATTATCTACAATGTAGTGAAAACATGTATTTTCTTTTGATTCTTTATTGTAGTAATTAAAATAATCATTAATGGATTTACTATAATCTTTAGTTTCGTAAATAGTAATTCCACGAATATCTTCAATAGATCTAGGAAGACCATATTGAAGCCATTTTGTTTCATCTAGCATAAATATAATCCTCCTAAATCTTTTTAAGTGTTAATAATTGAGTAAGTTTTGACCTAACTTTTCCACAAATAAGATCTACAGATTCAACATTATAGTTTTCAGCTTTACTAATTTCATATCCGGTTATAACAGAATCGTAGTAATCTTTCTGTGTATAAATATCAATTCCTGCTCCAAGCCTAAATTGATCAAACTGGTAAATGAAATTTTTTAAAACTAAAGTAAAACTGATTTGATGATTGTACATTTGATCAGGTAAACTATTCGCGACGATATCACTAATCGGATCATCACTAAATACAATTTCTGTATTTACAGATCGCATTCTGGAAATATCATCAGCTTTTGCTTCATGCTTGTCTGTCTCTGTAGCGACCCATGTCGCTCTATAAGTAACACTATCGCCTGCAAATATAATCAATCGGTTTGTTTCTTCGGCAGTTGTTACAGGGTTCATATCTGTAATTGCATAAACGTTATCACCAACACTGATTTTTTCATAACTAGGAACTTTTATAGTTACAAAATTGTCATGGTCGGTGTCTTTTTCAGCAAAAACGTTCATCTCAAACTCAAATATAATTCCATAATGCTCATACAGATAATAAATGAATTCTTCAAAATCCATTATTTCGCCAATAGCATATGTTGGTAAATTTATTCCAATGTTTGAAGGTTCATATCTTACTGTAAAACCAGAAAGTCTCTGAGCAACTAACGGATCGACATAGTCACTTCCAACAATATGACCAGAAGCATAATAATCGACAATATTTTTAATCGATTTTTCAAGAACAACGTCTGTCGCTTTTGTGGAATTTAATCCTAAAACATCCTCAAAGAATGGAAGCTTGTACTTTTCAGTAATCTTAGTCCATTTCCTTGCGTCCCATTTTTCAGGAGTAGTAATGGCTGTCTTACATTGGTATATTGCTTCGGAATAACTTACATAATCACCTACAGCATAAGTTTTTTTCTCTGAGTCGTATGGTTTAAACGATAGATAGTTAAGATATATGTTCCAACCATCATGGCCAGTATCTTTATCCGTATAAAGAACGCATAGCTTATTCATTCCTTTAACAAGCTGAAGCTCCAGCATTGTCTCAGTAGCAGCATCAATATCTGCAAGAAGTGCATCGTTAAGATACACAGATCCATTATCTTCGGTTATTAATGTTGCATTAACAATCGTTGGCTTAGAGCACCATACATAAGTTGTAGCTCGTGCTGTATAAGCATTGCCGATGTCTATTCGCCAAGTTCCTGGATCCGGATAAGTTGCTGTTGATTCTGGAGACAAAGCGTCAATGTCATCCATATGCGGATAAGTGCTTCCTACTTCGCTGTATTTTTCAAAGAACCAGCTGTTGTCATATGAAGCAGGCGGAGTTTCACCTTTCTCATAGATCCATTGGCCTTTATAAAACGATTGCATCTGAGAGCACAATATTCGCTTTTCGTTTGCTGCAGAATCAACATTCTCTATTGACTTGATAACACCGTTGTAAATTGTTTTGCCTTTCGGATCGTAAAGACCAAGAACATCTCCTGGCTCAACATTATCCGGAAGATCATAAACATTAATTGTGCTGTTTGCATTAGTCATCAAATCAACAGAAATATCAAAAGTTTTTACCCTTACAAATACTTTTGGTACATCCCTTAATGCTAATTGGTCTTTAATATAACAGCTATACTGATAAATTCCATCTGTAGAAGGAGTTCTCTTGTACGAAGCTACAAGAATCTTATTCGTATCTACATGTATACTTCTTGGATTTTCAATAGATCCATCGGACCATTCATAAAATGTATAATTCGGAAATGGTCTTGCCCAGACAACTGTATCAAAAGGTTCATATTGATCGTTTTTAGAAACATAAACTGATGTATGCGGTGTATCAGTTATTGCTTCTAGATGCCATTTAGGATCTTCTTCGAAATATGCAGTAACATAAATATCTTGATTTGCATGAATTGAATATGTATTTTCTGTTATCGCTAATCTTTCTTCTTCAACTATGAACCTTACAGAATCTTCGGCAATAATTGGAGTATTATATGAATCCGCAACTAAGAAAGCATTTAGCGGATAGAACTCCATTTTTAATAAATGGTAATGAGTATTCGGAGTAGCTGTAAAGTCTATCCAGTTCTGCATGTATTCATCAGATTCTGGACTAGATCCATCTGGTGAATGCCTTGTATAAGTTAATGTTCCATTTCCATTTACGGTAACATGTACATTCCATATCATAAACAGTTCACCTCACTATACAGAGAAATAACTGTTCTTGAATGCTACTTCTACAGTTCCATTGAATGTCTCAAGATTACCTGCTGTCAAATTAAATATTGACCTTCCAACTTTTAATTTGCACCATGTAAAATATGCAATCTCATCTCTAACAGAAAAATCTTGCTTTTGTTCTGGATTTGAGACAACTAAGCCGTTTTCTTCTTCCAAATAAATAAAAGAATCACCATCAACGCTATTAATTATTACATGATCATATGTTCCTTTTAGAGCACATAAGCCATATCTAGTGTTATTCTGGTATAAAGTAAAAGTCGGATTGCTAATAGTTCCATTGATCGTAACAGTGAAACCAACTTCATCTGTTCCAGTATTAATAATTTCCAAACCGGATGAGAAATCGTCTCCAAGATAATAATATGGTCTAATCAAAGGATAATTCTTACCTACTTGGACTCTTTTCCAATGACTTGAATTGAATGCTTCTGGAGTAGAAATAGCTGCTATACACTCGTACGTATGAACCATGTCATCATCTTCTTTGTAAACATAGCCATCAACTACTTTAACTCTATCACCAACAGCATACGTAGAACTTGAGTCATACTCAGGTGCTATTGAATCATCTGAGCTGTTAGTTAAAACAAACATATGCTCTGACGAGTCAAGCCATTGAGATAATCTATGGATCGTTATTTGAGCTCTTAACGTTCCATCCTGGGACATCTCGCCTTTATTAATATTGCTAATAATAACGTTTGAATAAAAACTATACCGCTCATCATCAACGAAGTTCGGTGTTAAATAATGAAATTCGATTGGCTTAAATCTAATAAAACTAATAAAATCCTGATAATCCTCATAGATAAGGTTTGGGGAGCTGTTGTAAAAGACGAGCTCCCCTGTAATATCAACCATATCTAATCCTTCAGAGATAAGAAGTTCTGAATTATTAATTTTTCTTGTTTTATATCTAGACTTAAAACCAAAGCCAGAAGGAGTACTTAAGAAAGTTTTGCATTTAGTATCATCTGTTAAGTAGTATTTCTCACCTTGAGAATTTACTAACCAAAATTTTCTATAACCAGACATTTAGTCTCCTCCTTTCTTTAGATTGCAGAACCCAAAAGATAATTAATTCTCTTATATAATTTATCTGCCATTTCATTAACCAGTTGAGGATCGCTAATGTTAGAAATGCCATTAATCTCGAATGTATTGTTCATCGAAATCAACGCTCCTTTTCCTCCATTTTGAAGATCTGCTAAACGACGAGCGGAGCGTGCGTCTTCGACTGACAAAGCAGCATTATATGATGCTCCAGACTGAAGTAATCCATTAATTGTATTGGCTCCAGATAGAACGTTTGCTGTATCTAGTACTGGGGAAATAATTGGGCTCAACGAATTTTCAACCATTTGATCGGAAATAACCATTGCATCAACAACAGCATCACGAACTGATGATGCCATATTACCAGCATTATCTATAGCTTTGCCCGATAAATCCTCAATACCATTCGCAAGACCTTCTGAAAAATATGCACCAAGTTCATAAGCAACTTTTGATGGTGAATTAACCATCCAATTATTACCAACTATTTGTGAAGTTTTTTTAGCGATTTCTTCTGCTTTCGGATATAAAACAGAAATAGCCATTTCATCCATACCATCGGCCAATCCTTTAACCCAGTTCTTGCCCATCGTAGTAAATATACCAACTGTAGTCATTTTGTGACCTTCGTATTCAGATTCAGAAAAGTGTTTTATTAATTCTTGTACTGTCTTATCAACGTTTTTATGCAAAGATTTTACAGCGTCTGATTCGGTTAGCACTTTGCTTAAAGAACTTAAATATGTGGTTCCGGTTTCTGTGGCTCCAGTTTCTACTTGTTCGGTAAGTTGCTCATTATTAAACATACCAACAAGTTTTTCAGAAATTGTACTCCACCATCCTCCACTAGACGTTCCTTCTTCACCGCCTGCGGACTCAAGGTTATCACTAGAGAACAAAGTGTCGATACTTGTTTTAAACGTTTCTACTGCGTTTCCGACACCTTTTCCTATACTTTCCAAAGCTGCTCCGGCTTCGGTTCCAATACCATCCGTTCCGGTGAGTTGCACAAATTGCTTAATTAAGCCGATCATATTCGCAACTGTCGTTTCATCAGGTAATGTTTCTGGAATATTTTCAGCAAATGTTTTAAATCCAGTGCTAAACGCTCCTAAGCCATCACCAAACGATTTCAGTTTTGATGTGCTGCCAATAAATGAAGCAGAATCACCTAAGGAATTTTCAAGACCAGCAAATTTTTCGCCAATGCTTACGATCCATTCAACGTTTTCTTCAACTTTCTCGAAGTTTAGCGCTGTTTTGTTCATAGGACCGACAAAGTCTTCAGAAGGAGCGGTTTCTACAACAGCCGTGCCAAGTGTAGCAAATGCGTTCAATCCGTTTACTAAGCCAGCTGCGAATTCTTGAATTCGATTTCCAAAATCACCTAAAGATTGATTTCCTTCTTCACCCAAGCCAAGCCATCCGGCAAGACTCCAAGAATCGGCAAGCCCTTGTTCTAAAGCGGTTAATGCTTCTCCGGCATTTACAGCGGCAGTTACTGCGTCAGGGTTAAACTCAGAAAGTTCATCAGACATGACTGCAAGGCCTTTACCAAATTCCTTTGCTCTTTCACCAAAATCACCCAATGACTTATTTCCATTATCGCCGCCAAGTAACCACCCTAAAAAACTTCCACTATTTTGAAGATTTCCTTCAATAGCTATAATTCGTTCAATAGATGGAAGCGCGGATAGAACATAACCTGACTTATAATCGAGCATGCTCTGTGAAAATGCAACAAGTCCATTTCCAAATTTTTGAATGTTCGTAGCAAAAGAATCAAGTGTTTGCTTTCCTGAGAAAAACGCAGAGAATCCATTCGGACCTAGCGACTTGCTTAAATCTGCGAACATAGTTCCTACAGCGGCAGCAGAATTTAGATTATCGGTATTTACTTCGCCCATCGATGTTGAAAGAAGTACCATTGCTGCACCATAATTATTAACAAATTTTGATAATGCTGTACTATCCTCAGCAAGCCCTGCAATTTTCTTAATATTTTCAACTTGAGGACCAAGACTTGTAAACATAGATACTATACTCGACAAAGTATGATCAAATGTTTCTGGCACAACTAAGCTTACAAAACTATTTATTGCGTTTGCAAATCTACTTAAATTCTCTCCAGCGATTGCTAATTGATTAGTAAAACTTGTGCCAATTGCGCCGATTGTTGTGCCAATTGCACCACCAAGAATCTCACCAATTTTTGTTATTATTGCCCCAACTTTGTCGAGGAGTCCTAAAATATAGTCTGTTGCTTGCGGGAATAAAGCTTCAATAAGAGCAATAACACCTGCTAAAACACCAATAACAACTCCAATTGTCTTTAAGGCTGGAATTATTCCGATAAAAGTACCACTAGCAGAAACTAATAAATTAGCTACTCCACTCATTACAAACATTGACCCAAGAGCAAAAAGAAGTTTAGATAATGCGTCTGCAATAGCTACTGCTTTATTTACATCTTGAGTTATGCTAGTTAAAGCAAACAGTATTCCGCCAACTGCTCCTAGTATTAAAACAACGGTTCCAAAAGCAGTCAGCATATCACCGACATTATACTTTTGTAATACGAACACCAATAATGATAACGCTGCTATTACACCAGCCATTGATGCTGCAGCAACTATTAGTTTATCAGTTGGCAAAAGCGATAATACTGCAAGTGAACCAGCTAAAACGCCTATAATAATTGCAATTTTTCCCAAAGCTCCAACAGCAGCATACGCCTGAGACTTTTCAGCAAATAAACCACCTTGGCCAATGTAATACATTACAGCACCAATTGCTCCGAAAAGTGTAGCGATTACGCCTACTGATGTCCATAAACCTGTTGGATCTAGGTTCTTAAATATCATTATTGCTCCGGCCATTAAATATAGTGAACCAGCTAAAGCAATTACAAGAACCGAAACACCGACAGCAGCTCTAATCGTTGCATTATCAACAAAGGCAATATGAGCAAGTCCTGCTCCAATTGTTCCTATAATGCCAAATAAAATAACTGCTGCTACACCACCTTTAATAAGGCCACCGATGTTCATTTTTCCAAATCGTTCAACGGCTTTACCTAATAACAATACAGATGCTGCAGTTGAAATAAGATAAACCGCCGCTCCAGTAATCGATTTTTCTGGGACTTTCTTTAATGCAACAGTTATACCGATCATTGCCCCAATAATAGGAATCATTTTTAGAAGACCGGTTAAATAGTCTTTGCTATCCATATTTGCAAAAGCTTCAATAACTTTAACAAAAGCAGCCAAAGATGATGCAAACGAGATTAGTATAAATGCAGATTTCTTATTAGTTCCCTTTAACGCCCATGAAACAGCAACCATTGCCAAAACTATTCCTGCAAGTTCTGTAATTACTGCTCCTGGATTTTTTAATTTTAATTTATCTAATTTTTCGATTGCTTTTGCCAATATAAGAATAGATAATGCAATACCGATCATATCGAATATTGCAGATATTACCATCTTCTTATTTTTTACAAAATTTAAAGCGACGACCAAAGCAGCCATCGATAAAGCAACAACTATTAGATTTCGCCAAATATGCTCAACACCATCTAAAGACTTTATAGCTCCGGCAATCATTAGCATTGAAGCGCCCAATGAAAGAATTACCAATGCTAGTTCTTTCATGTTTATTTGAGCCTTCTTACCTTCTCCGGTATTTATTTGACTAATTTTAGCCATTGCAAATGCAAAACCTGCAATAATTGTTAACAATGCAAATGTCGCACCGATAGCAGTCCATAAAGCACCAGTCTTACCAACAGTAGCTAAAGCATACATAGATGCTGCCAAAATTCCAACAGCCACCGCAATTTTAAGAATGTTTTGAATAGTTATGCTATTCTTTTGTGCATTTATATAGCCAGTTAAAGCATTAAAAGTATTTTTTGCAGAACCTACTAATTCACTGAATGTTTTAAATGGAGCTGCTAAGCTTTCTAACGCACCGGCTAGCTTAGTAAACATGTTTAAAAACACATAACCTGCGCCAACACCTGTTAATACTTCGAAGAAATGTTTGAATGTATCTGTTAATTGTTGTATTTCTTCTTCAGACCATTTAAGATCATTGAACGCTCTTACAAACCCTTCTTTAATATCAGCTCTAAATTCAGTAAATGAACTTACAAAATTAGTAAAGAAGTCTGTTACATTTTTACAAACAGCCTTAAATGGATCTGCGGAATTGTTCTTTATTGAATCAACTAATGTTTCATACGCAGTAGTTAAAGATGTAAGCCCAAAATCTTTTCCAATAAATCCTTCGAGTGATTTCTGAACATCTGTAAATATCGTAGATACTTTTTCTACATCAACAAATGATCTTACCCATTTTTGAACGTTTTCCATTGCCTTTGCTACACCAGCAGAAGCAGTTTCTATTAATTCAATTATTGGTTCGTTATTTTGTAACCATTCAAGAGCTTTGTCTAAAGCTTCTCCAACACTTTTTGAAAAGTTTTCGACATCAATATTAACATCTTTGAACAAACCAGAAATAATTTTTAGACCGCCAGAGATTAATTGGCGAATTACTTCATAAACAACAGAAAATCCTTTTCCGACTATTCTTAAAGCACTGAATACGCCTTCAAATATCTTTCTTAATGTTTCGGATTCTTCTATTGCTGTTTTTATTCCTGCTGTGAAGCTTTCTAAACGCTCCAAAGCGTTGTAAATAATATCACTAAAATTAATATCTTCGAAT